TTGCTCTGATTTATGTAATTTGGAACTTTTTAAAAAGTTCCATTGTGGAAAAGTTGCAACTCTTTATTTTCATGAATATATTAGAATCCTTATAGATTTGATTGAAGTGTTTACTATTAGGATTAGTGATGTAAATAAATATATTGCAGTCGTTATATGACGATTATATTCATGGTTATTGCTGCATAAAACGTAGCAACTTTTTACAACTGAAGTGTTGATGTAATTGATGTGTTTATTATTAGGAGTTTTTCCAATATAATCCTAATATATAACACTCCTAACCTATTTCGCAACTCAACCACCGTTTTCGTAACATTTTGGAAAAGTTGCAACTCTTATTTTCATGAATATATTTGACGGTTTACGCCTTTTTTTTGTTTCCATATGTGTCCATTACATTCAATTTATTATATTAAATAAACATTATATTGACTGCATATAATGTTACAAATATACCAAATAAATGATTTACGCTTTTTAATGTTTCCAATTGTTTCCATTATAGGAAACAGTAAAAAAGCGTAAATATTTTCCACCCACGAATATGATATGGTGTTTTTTGTAGTTACACCGACTAAAAAGAAAAATGAGACATAATCCCATTAAAAATTAAAGTGGTGTAAAATCAATAGGCAATCTTTTCATTGCCGATCGTCTTACTTACCTTCTATATTTTGTAGTAAAAATTGATTTTAGAAATAGATATAAAATAACTATCACATAATAAATTATATCATGAACGTAATTTCAGACGAGTCATCCTTTCGTAAGGACATCAACGCACATATTTATGGCGGCGGCAACGTTAGTCACATATTGAATGTTATTATCTCTCAATCGACGACTGATGATATTGCGAACCAAATTCGCCAACAAGTGTTTCTGAGAATTAACAATGTTCCCACCCGGTTTATCATTCATAACATGGATGTTGCTATTACTTGGCGGAGCAATGCTATTTCCAATTCTTATCATGCAGATGTGATGGGAATATATGGGGACACTGCGGTTGCATTACATACTGAAATGTTATTGAAACTGTTTGCAGACGACTTGAGTGGGTCAACTCTTGATTTTATGGTTTCCAAGCCTTTGTCTCGCACAATTACCTTATTACCATCTGAAGTAAAGCTTACATCGAGTAGCAATAATATATCGTAGGTATCAACTAAATTACACATGTTACAATCATGAATATTTGGCGAGTTTTTATTAACATTTAGAGAAACATGCGCGTTTAGATAAAATATATGTATGTAGTGTATACGATGCCGAAATCTCTTTGTAAAGGAAAACGCACCTCCACTCCAAACAAGTGTAAAAAGTTGGTCGGTTGTAAAGTAGCACGCGGTACACAGCGGACATTTTGTCGCAAGAAGTATAACAAGAATAGAAAGACAAGAAAGAATACAACCAAAAAACGCGGAAAGAATCGCAGTGAGGTTTCACGGTTGAAAGGTTTATCTAAGAAGCAAGAACGCGCTCTTAATCATTTGAAATAATTTTATAATAATAATCTAGCATATTCTATATTATTATTTGATACAAATATCCGTCGTGAACATATTCAATGGTTCATTCTACCTCTATACGTGCATGGTGTGCAAACGTGTGGACGTGTAAATATTCGGACTGGTAATGAAAACCGGTTAGATAAAGGGAATATGTTGGTAGTATTCGATTGATGTTTTATCCATATATGTTCACCAAACGCGATTATAATTATGAACACACTCACACAAGCGACCGCATATATCAATTGCATTTCGTATCTAGTATAGCTATGAACCTAGTTTTTATATGCAAAATTTTAATCTTTTCGGATATTCAAGGTTTGTAGAGATGCATTCTGTGGATTTTCGTCCAATAGCATCACCCCCATCGCTGCATAGTTGTGTAAATCCATCAATGTATCACGTATACTCTCGTCATCTACCATATTTACACCGTTTTTAGTGACGGAAATCGCACGTTGGATTTTATCTTCAATACGCATGAGAACTCCAATGACGCCAAATTTAGCGAATGAGTCTCCATAATCCACATTTTTTTTCTTGAACATATCCAATGCCTTTTCTTGAACATTCTCCATTTGTTCAACTCGGTTCATGGTGTATATATGATATGCGACGCAATCTTTATATATTTGTTAATTGATTAAATATCGTTGTAATATAATCGAATGGGTTCGAATGAGGATACAATACAAATATATAAAGGGATTGGTTTGAAGAAGGGTTCGCAACTATCTACAGAACCGAAACAGTTTGTATTTGATTTGGATGAAACAATCGGGTCATTTTCTGATTTGTACCTATTATTTCAATGTATCGAATCTTTGCAAACAACCTATAATTTTACATTATATGATAATCCAAGTGACCTTGTATATGAGTTGTTAAATTTGTATCCTGAATTTTTCCGATATGGAATCGAAATTGTATTAGCCTATTTACATAAAAAAAAGTCCGATAATTCGTGTTCCGGGGTTCATCTTTATACAAATAATTCTTGCTTACCAGATTCTTGGGCATTTTATATTACGCGCTTTATTGAGGAAAAGTGGGAGTTACCCGGTTTATTTGATACTGTTGTGCGCGCATTTAAAATCGGCGGTAAAATTGTCGAAAAAACCCGAACTACGACTGAAAAAACACATAATGATTTGTTGCGATGTTTGCTATTGCCTCAAAATACTGAGTTTTGTTATATTGATAATGATAGATATCCCAAGATGGAACATCGATATGTATATTATCTACAACCGCGTCCATATCATCACTACATGAACCGCTCCGATATATTAGACCGCTTTTTTAAGTCTGAATTGTGTAATCGAATATTTACTATGACCAACCAAGATTTGAGTCCAATTATGATTAAATGGTATACAGATCGTGAGTATTCTATGACGACCAATAATCGCGAGTTATCTGAATTGGATGTTGATTTGCATGTTTCGAAAAAATTGCTCAAATATATACGTAGGTTTTTTCATATGTCGATACGTCGACCACACACGCGTCATATACGTAAGGTCGGTAACGCGGTGACCATGCGAAAGAGGTCATAGTGTGTGTTTCAGCTGCAAAATGAGTATTTCATCGCTAGATAGGCGCTGAAATGTGATACAATCGTCGAATTTGTATTGGATAAACCGATTCCTACTTTTACATAATATATGTGTCCCTGTATCTAGAAACTTTATATCGACGACGATACCTCCATTTGTTAGACGTCCATTTCGCACCCATCGAATGTGTTTTCCTTTGTGAATTTGGTAAACTTGATCGACATGATAAAACTCGATCAATTTCTCACATAAACCTTGGATATTTTCGTCGGAGATACCATGTGTTGTTAGAACTTGGATATTGTCTTCTGAAATACCGTATATTGTATGTGTATTTAAGAAGTCGGAACTAACATTCTCGGCAGCAGACAATATAGCGGGTATATCGAGATTGGATTGTAAATCAGGATTATTTTGTTCTTCGTCGATTATATCTTGGATGTAGTTGGATAACATTTACTATGTAAGTATAGTAAATGTTCATATGGTTTTACACATTTTCTCATTATAATTCGAATTTATGATCATTTGTGGGGGTCAGTCCAAAATTTCTTTCCGGATGACGCCAAAATCTTGTGGTTGCGGCGGTACTGAGACCTTGACTCCGCGATGAAGCGGTCTGAATTAGACTTTGTATTCATCATGTCGGGATATCGTGGGTTTTGGAAAACAGGGTTACCATTTTGAAAATCACCATCGTCTCCTATACTACCACGTCGACTACGACTATTACTGCTATCTATACTATTAGAACGACCGCGACAAAGAGATTCGTCGTGGTCGTATTCACTATTGTTACTACGACTACGACTACGACTACGACTACGACTACGACTACGACGACTACGACTGTTATCTATACTATTACGTGGTTCGTCTTCAACACCCCCTTTACTATTACCCCTACTCAATACACCAGGTATACCATTATGGACAATATGATCTTCGTCCAAATTAATGTCGGTATAATTTACTACGAACGATTCGTGTAGAATATCCAATTTTTCCAGGATATTTACATTTGGAGTAGACATTTCTATATATATATATTTTTATTTTTATATGTTTTTTTATGTAAATGATAAATATGGTATACAATGTAATGTGTATGTATACAAATGGAACCAATTATTATCTGCCCCCACTGCGATGCACCCATTCTCATTGAGAAGTTGAATTGCGGTATTTTCCGACATGGTATCATCAAGAAAACCGGGAAACAGGTCGACCCTCATGCGAGCAAAGACCTTTGCGATAATCTAATAACCCAAGATATGATATATGGCTGTGGAAAGCCGTTTCAAATAGTGGAAAAGGAAGGTAGTTTTGTAGTGACTATTTGCGAGTATATCTAATTGAATTGAGTAATATATTGTGCTTTTTTGAAATAAGTGTGCAACCAGCCGGCGACACCGTCATTAATTAACATAAATACGGCACTTGCTGTGATTAATATGGCGTCATTTGAAGTGCATTGAATTTTACGAAATGGATTGAACCGAATTAACAAAACAACGGCTATGAATATTTGTATCCCCGTATTTAAATAGTCTGTGTATTGTGGGTCGACATATGCTATACCCAACATCGACATGAAATAAATAATATATAACACTGCGATTGCGACATAATAGACAGGCACCGAGATATGCTCTAAATTAGTGTCTATATTTCGGATAAATCCACCAACGGTATTATACATATACAATGTAATTAGATTATATTGTATATTCTGGATTTATTTTTTTTCAGACCGACTTAACCAATGAATTGGACGCCATTCAACATATGCCTTGGGAGCGTCCGATGTGGGTAATCCGGGAATGATGGATTGCAATATATAATACACGACATCGCGCATTTTATTCATATGAATTCCGTCCATAGGCGTCTTGTATTCGAAATACATATTAAACGCATCAATCGCCTTTTGTGTAGGTTTCCCCTTGTTTACGCCAGATTCAATAAAATAGTCGTTTATAAATGCATTCACATTATCATTTAGTTCTGTTACATTTGCGTCAACCGTTTCGTCGGTGATTTGGTAACCGTCCACTTCCGTATTTCCAATAATCATTGTGTTCGACCCACCAGTTAGTGATGAAACGCCGGGTATAATAGAAGTATTGTTGGTCACGGAACCAAACCCCCATCCAAAACTTGACGAATTTGATTCGCTGCTTGGTGCGGACTTGTTAATTTCAGCCTTGAGATCGTCGGCTGCCTTCCAAGCAGAGGCAACACTATCTAAACAACTCCCTGGACATGCGATTCTACAGTAATTATCGCCACCACATCCCTTATCTGCAGGCTCCGGATCATCCGTGGGCGTTGATGTTGGCGTAGGTTCAGCGGGGGTTTCACCACCACCGTCTCCACCGTCTCCACCGTCTCCACTGGTTGAAGCAGTATCGTTCATGTCGCCACCGCCATTGGGAGCCCATGCTTGTCCTTTGTATATTTTATATGTCGCTGTAGGTTGGACTTGAACATTGAAGAATTTGTCGCCGGTCCATTTAATCGCCGGCCATGCTATAATTGGAGTAGGGTTATCGATAGTTTGGATATTTGGGATGACTATATTCAATAAATAGTATCCGATATCAGTCAATCTTCGTTTATTGTGTTTCGTAGTCACACCGATGTTTCCATCAATACATAATTTACTATATAAGGTAATTGTGCCGGTATATGGGAAACCTCTCTTATCGAAATACAGGGATATATACCGGTCAATCATTTTATTTAATGTTTCGCCGTGATATGGTGCTAATGGTTTAATGTCCAAGATTTCTTCTTTTGTAATAGGGTTGATAACCGGACGAGGTAAAGTTCTCGCGCCTTCTCTCACGGTTGCAAAATATGATCCTATAATGTAACCGAAAAAGCATATTATAATTATATATAACACCAATTTGGTTCCTATGTGAAATTCCATGTTATAGTATAGTAGTATAAAAACTATGGTATAAGATAAGATTAGATACGAATAACAGAATGATAGCCAACAAATATACACCCATGTCCAAGATTGGTTCTGGAACATTTGGAACAATATATAGGGGTAAATACGCGAAAACGGGAGAATATGTTGCTATAAAAACTGAGTTATTGGACACGTCTCTACAAACTTTGAAGCATGAGACTACAATATTGAACTATCTTCATTCCAAAGGATCAACACACACACCTCTTGTATATTGGTATGGTATCCACTTAAGACAATTCACGCTGGTTATACCGTTATATGAACGTTCATTAGAGGAAATGATTCATTCGAATGCAATGTCCAAGATACAATCGATGAAAATAGTATCTAAAATGATAGATATCTTAGATACAATTCACAATCTTGGCGTTTTGCACCGAGATATAAAACCGCAAAATTTCATGATGCGCAACGACGATGTGTTTCTCATAGATTTTGGACTATCTACCGTGTATATGGACGATAAAAAGGTTATTTTACCCCAGAGAGAACTAAGTTCTTATATGCTAGGGACGCCTAAATTTGTAAGTATCCATGTTCACAATGGTGAAGACCCAACACGTAGAGACGATTGTATATCTGTAATATATATATTACAGTATTTACTGCTAGATGGACATCTCTATTGGGAGAACGTCCAAGATAAGCAAATCGGCGACGTCAAATACAGCGAAAACCACATATTATATTTCAAAAATGCGGAACGAAAGCGACTTAAATCAATGCATTTCGAGTCAATTCAGACCGCCTCCATTCTTGGAATTATACTAGGACATTTATATGAAATGTCTTTTATCGAACAACCGAATTACCAATGGATGCGTTCATTGCTACATGACTAATATTACGTGGTTTTCTTCTCAATACTGTTAAACATGTCTGGATTATACACTAAGTTACCTGTCGGTCTATATTGATTAACTGACGTATATTGTTTCTGTGTTTTATCGTTGGTTGCACCTGTATTTAACAATTGTGCATTGGGGTCGTTGGACTGAGAATCCTCAATAGGGTCATGTTTGTTTGAAATGACTGTCCCTAACTCATCGACGGTGATACCCGTTTTTCGGCGATATTCATCGCGAACATAGGAAGGTATCCAATTAGACCAAGAAACGAAGAGTGTATTCGGATGAACATATCGAATATGAAATTTATTCGCTTCCAACTTGGCGACAATATATGCGATACAATCGGCTTTATCGTAAACTGGTTCGCCGAAAATATACTCGGGAATGGTGAACCAGATATGTTTGTCGGACACCTTATTTCGACCGGTAACTGTGATTCGTTTATGAATTCGATTCAAAATTTTATTAAATATGGACACCTGACGCAAATCACGCTGTTGTTTCTTATTATATAAGTCGTCAATGTTGATATTGTCGACATTATCACTATCGGAAGTGTATAAAAAGCAAGACATGGGTATTCTAATATACTAGGACGAAATAAAAAAGTATAAACAAATGCACACATTATACAATAATTGTATAATGGAAGATAAAGCCGAACCACCTCCGGTGATTAAACACCTGGTTATAGCGGGTGGTGGAATATATGGGTTAGCAGCATACGGTGCATTGAAAGAGACAAATAAACGTGGATTATGGGACATTAAAAACATTGAAAGTTGTTATTGCACCTCAATTGGTGGTATAATAGCGACAATTATATTTCTTGGGTATGACTGGGATACACTGGATGCATATATAATAAAACGTCCGTGGAATGAAGTATTCAAATACGATATACACACATTATTGAATGCGTATACGAATTGCGGGATTTTTGATAAATCCGTATTTGAAACAACATTCAAGCCACTTTTTGCGGGTGCAGATATAGATATCAACATAACGCTGGGTGAATTCTACGAAAAAACGGGCGTAGATATGCATTTTTATACATGTGAACTAAATACTTTCCAGTTAAAATGTTTATCACATAAAACACATCCGGAATGGAAGGTAATTGATGCGATATATACATCTTCAAGTATACCCATTTTCTTAAAACCGTTGTGTGTAGAGGGTGAATGTTTTATCGATGGAGGTTTACTACTAAATTACCCACTAGCAGAATGTTTAAAAAATAATAATGTTCTCCCATCGGAAATATTAGGTATTAACAAAGTAAACCCCGTTAATAACTACACTATCATAACATCAGAATCAAATTTAGTAGATTATTCGATACAGATATTTAATAAATTGATGGATTGTGCTTTACAAGATATGCGTTCTACACTTTTAACCGGCGATGAATGTAGCACCATTGAAAATCAGATCGATATATGGATGGATCCAATAGCTGCTTCAGATTTATATGAATTTACATGTTCCGAAAAACATAGAGAGGATATTATTCAAATAGGTGTGAAATCGGCACGCACATTTTTAGATAAGGGATTATTGTAAGACATCATTCACAAATTTGGACAAATTATCAAATGTGATCTTGGCGTCGTAGTTAACACGTTGACCATCCTTTATCATCAATACAGTCGGATAACCATCAACGCTATATTTTTGGATTAATGGGTCATCTCCTTCGGAACAATCAACCGCGATGGGTGTAACATTATAATTCCCAACCTTTTTGTTACTGTAGTTTTTAGAAAATTCGTCCCATTCGGGCTTGGCGCGTTTGCAATGGGGACACCAATCGGCGGAGAATAAATACAATTGCACCTCACTTTCTCTCTGATTGTCGTTTGATATATCAGCAGCATTCAAGTTCTCAACAGTGGGTTTGATATACCATTTATAAGCAAGAAGTGTAGCCATAACAAATATAAGTATTACAAACAACGTGACCAGGTGCGTTTGGAATGGTTTCACGTAATCGGTATATAGCGTGGATACGATATCAGTGGACATTATATTTTATATGAACATTTTTATTATCAATATACAACGTGTTTTTACAGATAGAATATCATTTAGAAATATGCGAAGTATCTTTTATCGCAGTAATATAACATGTCTAAAACACAAAGTAAACGAATAAAAATAAAAAAGAAAAATAGTTATACGCGTAAACATTACCAATCAAACGATGGGATGTTAACGAGTGTTTGGGGACCGGGTGCATGGCACTTTTTACATACAATGAGTTTTAACTATCCAGTGAAACCTACATGTGACGATAAACGTCATTATCGTAGTTATATATTGGACTTAGTTAATGTGTTGCCGTGTGGAAAATGTCGCGACAACTTATGTAAAAATTTCAAGCGTCATCCGCTTTTATATAAACACATGAAAAGTCGGACAACCTTTTCGAAATATATGTATAAATTGCACGAATTTATTAATATCATGCTAGGAAAAAAGTCAGGTCTGACTTACACTGAAGTGCGTGATCGATACGAGAATTTCCGTTCACGTTGTAGAACAACCCGTAAACAAACAAAACATGAAGAAAAGGGTTGTACTGAACCGGTCTATGGTGAAAAATCGAAGTGTGTGTTGAAAATAGTGCCGCAGACAAAAAAATGCGAGACATTTCAAATTGAGGAAAAATGTAAAAATCGGTCGGACTAATATATTCTTTGTTTATGCGATAGGTGAAATGCCTACTTTTTTATAACAAAGAATATATATAATGAATACTTCTTTTAATCCAATATCGGTTAATGACGATGCATTAACATATAATTTAGAAGATTCTACTACGAAATTGGTCGAAACAGATGAAGTGCCTAGTATAGAGGAAACTACGACACCTATAACGAGGTTATCGCCATCGCCTTCACCTTCAGCGAGATTGAAGAAGAAAATAATACCGTTCTGGACAGAAGATCCTAACATTCTTGTAAAACCGGCTTATATGATGGAATTTTTCCCAATAGATTCGATGTCTTTTAACCAAAAGTTAAATTCGATAACACGAACCGTTGTGGTATTGACCGCGGTATCTTATTTGTTTACGAATAATACGCGCATTGTTAGCGTTGCGGTTATGACTATATTCGCAATATTTTTCCTACATTATGCAAAATCGAGAGAATCCTCAGATGAGGGTTTTCATAACGATGAACATAGTACATTAGACGAAATGGCGCGCCACTCGAGATTATATAATTATAAAGGTCCGATAATTGACGTGGAGGGAAATTTTGACGAAACGTTTGATCAACCAACCGCATCGAATCCATTATCGAATGTGTTATTGACTGATTATGACTATAATCCAAAAAAGAAACCTGCACCCCCCGCATTTACAAAACAGGGTGTTGAAGATATTGCCGAGAATGCTAAAAAAATGGTTCAAGAAATGCACCCGGACCAACCTGATATTGTTGGAAAATTATACAACGATATTAACACAAACCTTGAGCATGAACAGTCCATGCGACAATTTTATAGCACATCGAATACGACCATACCGAATGACCAAGCAGGTTTTGCTGAATTTTGTTACGGTGATATGATATCAGCGAAAGAGGGTAACAAGTTTGCACTAACTCGCGATAATCCGAAATACGATTTACGCTAGTTATAATTGAACAAAATATATGTGAATTATATAAAAGAATGTCTACGGTAAACAATTACAAATTCAATAATCAGGACCGCATCGAGAACGATTCTGGAACACAGACACAACATGTCCTTCAAAACGATCGCTACTCTGGTTACACTACAACAAACTATTTTAGCGATAATAGTGGTGAAACGAATATCCAATTTGCTACATCCCAGCCAGCTATTGTTCCCGTAGGCACTGTTGGAAGTGGTGTGGGAGGTAACAACGTAGAGGGAGAATCATTATTGCTTCTGAACACGGAACAGGAACGCGCTTTAGGACGTTTAAATTTGATGGAACGTCAATTTCTGACCGTCCCCTATTTAGGAAGAGGTTCTGCCGATCCCGTATTGGAATTACAATTACGTGAAGGTGAACCAATGGGTGAGAAGAAGAGTGTGTCCACTGTTATGGCGCAAAGTTTTATGGGTTATACATTGCATCCTTCCAGCAAAGAAATGGATGATAAAAGTGGAACTCGTATTGAGGAAAGTGCTATGAAGGGATGGGTTCGCGGTGGTGCAGATACACGTGCACCTGTCGATGGCGATTTGGCTAGCAAAGGACGTCCTTCTGGAGGCGCGTTTTAGGAAAACATCCATTTATTGACGCGTGTAATATTATCACATGTTATTGTATAATGTCTCAAGAAACTGACCACATTCACGGGGGAAAGAAGCATTCAAGAAAATCTCGCACCCACAACAAGAGGTCACGTAACGTGAGAAAGCACCCTAAGCGTTCTGCTCGTAGAACATCTCATGGTTCGAGGAAGCGTTCTGTTCGCAAGACCGTGCGTAGACCAAGAAAATCCCGTTCCATCCTGGGTCGTTTATTTGGTATTTAGAGTCCCAAAAAACAATTTAAACATTAGAGTTTATATTGTTTATTCATGTCGTATAACATGACGATGCAGTCGCTGCATTATTCAGATGATCTTGAATACAGGACTTGTCTCCGTCAAATATTTAACATGGTAAATCGCACAGAGAATGAACACGAGATTGATGCAATTACCCATGATGAAAATGATTACGACGAGTCTGCTGCATCTAAAGCAATGGATTCAATTCGCGACCAAACCAAGGACAATATTCATTTCCAAATTCTATATGATGTTGCTGCATCAAAAATGTTATCTACTGACCGTGAGATCGGTTTAGCCGTATTGTTTTCATATGATTATATGGCTCTATTTCACGAATGCTATATATCATTTTGCGAAAATCCTACGGGTTTCGATGAAAATAATAAAGCCTATTGTGCATTGGATTTGAAAATACGGTAAATACCCCCTGTAGTTTTTATATGTGTATAATATAAAAATGGCTTCTACACGTAATATAAATACACCCGGTGATTATAATGTGCAACAAAAATCGTATCGCGAACAAGTGAATTATTGCACAAACAAAGAATATTCTATAGCCGCACCTACATTACTCGCTGGATGTGGTTTAATTCAAGGACGCCTACCCGATACAGAATTGGCTGGAAATCCAAACGATATCGAGTCGTTCTTGTTCGGTATCGGATCGACCAATTTAGTAACACCTCAAGCACCGGTTACCCCACAGTTGAAGAAGATCGCGACATTGTCTATCGTTGATCGTAAAGTGCCGTTAATTATGCCTCGAGACCTTACAATCAGTATTGACCAACGACCTTTCCCAGTTCCCAATTAGAATAAATGTATATATAGAATTGTAATTGTATATATATAGAAATGCTCAAAGGTTATTTTGACGTTCAAAAGAATGGTGTATCGCCGTTTCAAAACTTTCTGTGTTACTTGGGTGGTTCCGCCATCCAAACAGTCGGAGATAACCCCGTAACTGCATATCGCCAATTGGTACAACAATACGCGAAGTCGGCGAAAGGTGAAGTAGTTAGTCCAGATGTAGCAGTTAAAGAGGCAAGGGGTGTTTTCAAGAAGGCACCGGTCGCAGCATCGCTATCTGGACTTACCCCTCGTCTCGTGGGTGTATTATTGAAAAGAATACCCAAGTTTGGTATTCTTCTTGGATATACTACTTTGTCTGGTTCCACGGGTGAACCTGGATTCGCTGCTGCTACAACCGCGTCTATATTGTCTGCACCTTTTATCAACCCTGTTCGCATGGTTGAGAAGCAGCAGCGAGTGAATATGCGAACAACCGGAAAAGAGAAACCCCTAGGTGAAATCATCAAAGAAGCACAATTGAAGAAATATAAGCCATTATTTCGCGGAACTGTCCCATTAATGGGACATTCATTCATAAGTGCTATATTAGGTTTGGTTGGACAACCCCAATTACAAAAATACATACAAACTGAACTTGGTGCTAAATCTAGTTTCGGACAATCTGCAACGAATTTAATCGCATCTTCTGTTGTGAGTCCTATCTATGTGGTTGCGACAAACCCCTTGTCTAGATTAGAAGTTATTATGCAAACAAGTTCGATTTCAGGAAAAAGCATTAATGTTGCCGGTGCATGTAAGGAAATCGCAACAGACATGCACAAATTTGGTATGAAAGGCATTTTCCGTGGTCAAGGATTGGGTCTTGCAAAAGCAATCGTATCTCTAACACTATTCCATGAGGGACGAATGTTTTTGACTGATAAAATGAAAATTTATAACGGTCCCTACCAAGGTGAATAATTATAACAAAACGTTTGTATTTGGTTAATTATCAAATACAAAACCTATTTAGTCACGATCAAAAATGTTTCGTGTATATTTTCGAACCAATTCCATGGAATCCAAGCTGTATGTCTACATTCTTACGGCGTAACTTTTTATTTGTGAAGTAAGTCAACGAATTATATAACTTTTTGAAAGCAGGAACATCATTTGAATTAAGTGCACAGATTAACTCTTTGCTGATAATATTTTTCTCCATAATACTGAACGATCCGTTATATATTTTTGCCATTATATTTTCGGGATGCAATGTTTCGCACACCAAATTGTTTATGGTCATAACTTCATATGAATCCATCAAGACATTATACAATGTTTCTCCATTATATGGGATTTTTGTAACTCGTTTATGTAACGGAACTAAATCCTTCGCCTTGGTCAAAACGCCTTTATATAGAATTTTGTGATCCATACTAATTTGTGTAGTTGCAGACGGGACGTTGTATCTCAATGCGTGTTTTTCGATGGAAATAATGTGTTTATGAAGAGGGACCGTTTTCGTAATAGCAACTACTTTTTTCCCGCGAATTGTATGCACGTCTGGATTCAGTGTTTCAATCGCTATCTTTCCTTGGTCGGTAGTAACAGGTGTTCCCTTGGGAAAACAATTAGGAACAGGCAAAGGCAATATAACTGGACTATCTTCACCACCGATACTACCGATTTCAAACGTGAATGTATCGAATGAAGAAGTGTCACCTGTAGTTAACACGCTACTAACTGGTGTGTTTACATCTTTATAATTTTCATAACCATTTGTATAATTTTCATAAACATTATAATGTGTTCCATTTAGATTTTTAAATTTAATCTTATTCCCGGAAGATGATGTAATAATAATAAAATCACCAATATCCTTCAATGGTATATATATAGCTTCATCTGATAGTAATGTAGTTAAATCAAATGTGTATTGTATGGGTAGTCCAGATATAAAGGACGAATTAACTATTCGAACAACACGTTTGGTGATGATTGTCGACGAACCATGTAACGTTTGCGCATCCATCAATAACTTTTTCCCCGATAATAATGATGCATTAGAGACAAGAAGGTCATTTATAAATTTATCTCGCACCAACTTATTCTGTTCTGGAGTTCCACTTGTTAATAATTCAAGATTTTCAGTTGGTACTGTAACTGTATAATTATCAGCTCCAACCACAAGTGTAGGTTGTGGTGGTGTTAATAATGTGGGTGTAACGTTTTTCGTGGGTGAAATTTGCGGCATTGATATGGATGTTATATATATATATATATACATAATCAGATGTTTATTTATCTAAATGTTCTCATAATTCATCTATGTAAACTAGTAATGCAATAAAATTGATTCTATAATCCATTGTATACTCATCTACAACAAATAGCTTATTTACAATATGTATCAATTCAGACCACGTAATACTGCAACTCGCTCGGCAAAGGGAAAGTCCACCATCATCATTAAGAATGATGATGACTCTGACGATGATGACTCAGATGGTGGTTTATGTGGGGGTGGTGAAAATCGCCGCATAACAAAGGAGGGTAATCATATTTACTACTATGCCGAAGTAGACAGGGGATCTGTATTCGAAATGGTCACACATATCCGCAAGGCAGAGATTGAGAATATTGTTACGGCGCACAAATTATGTATCGACCCAATCCCAATTTATCTGCATATTAGTTCATTCGGTGGGTCGGTATTCGACGTTCTTACTGCGATTGATGTGATTCAAGCATGTAAAGTCCCAGTGCATACAATCATTGAAGGAGCTTCTGCGTCAGCAGGCACATTGATGAGTGTGGTCGGTGCGAAAAGATATATGCGTCCAAATGCTCATATGTTGATTCACCAATTGTCGTCGGGGTCATGGGGAAAGATGTGTGAATTGGAAGATGAACATGAGAATAACAAGCTTCTCATGAATAAGATATTGGACATTTACAAGAAGAACGCTGATATTCCCAAGAAACAATTGGAAGCAATTCTCAAGCACGACCTCTGGTGGGAGGTGGATAAGTGCATCAAATATGGTCTAGTTGACGAAATATGGGATAAGACATAAACTCCCACAAAATACACAATAACCAAATAAAAAATAGATATAGCATTTTATTTTTTATTTTACTAGTGAAAAGATACGACAATCTTCACATTCTCCTTTTTAATACATTTGCATGCAGATATAGACAATTCTTCGCGTTTCTTACGTGTTTTACCGTTATCACTAATAAGTGTAAGTTCAACCGACTCATTACCGTCAAGTGAACCGTTCTTTTTCTTGGAAATACTGTTTCGCTCATTCATATCTTTTTCAATATCGTTATAATTTTCCGTAATATAATCAATAATTTTATGCTCAATTGCCCATTTGAAAAAGTTGAGTTGTCCGATGGTAGTTTCCATATAATTGGTATCGTCATATGGGATGGTAATTCGTTCCCACCGACAGAATGGGTCGAACCTCCTTTTCGAATACGCCTTTAATTTCAATTTGTAATCATTGTATACCTTGAACCGCGTGATAAGAGTATCGACACCTTCACGTTTCATCGGTAATTCATAAATGGTATAATATTTTTTCGCATAATTTGTAACAAACCAGTCTACTATGCGGAGTGAAATTTTCGATTCACCATTGATAATATTCATCATTTGATGAAGCTTGGTCTTGTCTGAATAAAACTCCATCAGACAATTCATTAGGAGGTCATTTTGAGTATGCGGCGTTTTCACCTGATGCACTTTCATAGACATGACGTTAGTATGCAAATAATAGATTGGTTACGTTTATATTTGTTTTTATTAAAATATGTAATATTATATATGCCGATTTCCATTGAAGAATTCGAGAAAGCTATTCGATATATTGAGCCATTTGTGAAGACGACTCCCTTGGAACATTACAGAGATAATATTTATTTACACCCTTGAAGATTTAAAACGCCGTTTTTACAGCATAAAAATAATCACTGACATGGCGTTCTTGCTTATCTATCCAGCATTTTTTTTGTCTTTCTTCCATTTCTCCCTTTTGTCTTTCTCCCTTTTGTCTTTCTCATCATTTTCGTCCTTTTCGCTATCTTCCGTAGTTTCCCTCCATCTTGGATCTGTATTGGAACATAATTTATGAATTCTTTGATCTTTGATTCATTCATTTTTATGGTTAATGTAGATTCATCTGGTATTACACCTATATATTTCGACTTCATAAAGTTTGTAAAGGATTCTTTTAGGGCTGTTACATCATCATCATCAAACACAATATCAGGATTTGTATCACGTTTCCCAATTATCTCCTTTATATCGTTATATTCGGGATTTTCCTTTATTTCTTCCCTCCATAATTCATATACATCACCTGGCTCAGGTAACGTATTATTGATAATAAAAAACAAGTCGTTTTGAAATGGTGTTTTGTTTGTTTTTATTTGAAGCATGTCGCGGATGCCTAATACAAAACGCTCGAAAATTCCTTGAATACATGATATATTAAGCGCAATATCATGACCTGTATATGCATCGGCATTATCATTTATCATTCTATACATGTACAGTCCTCTTTCATCATCAGTCCAGTCGCTGGACCACATATAAGCAATCGATAAAATAACAATCTGCTTAACCTCTGGGCTAGGAGCACAATTTATTAATCGACTAAATACCAAATTAAATTTCGTTAATTCAGCTTTTTTTTCAGAAGGGGTTTTATCATTGATATAAGATTCAAATGCTTGCTTAGTAACGGTTTTCATTTCAACTGGATTCCATGATGTAATCGTCCAATTATTTGATTCTGTATTAATAAATGGATTACTTACTCTTTGGTCTGTATTTAAATTATTAAAAAACTGGGTAATCGTAGTAATATAAGCAGATTTATTCATATTACGAAAAATATTATGAACTTCAAATGCTGGTCCAGTTTGTTCCCCATAATCTCTAATTCCAACAATATTAGTCGCACTCACATTAGTCGCAATCACATCAGTCAATTGACACCATGGACAATTATGTGGTTCAAAATTGGCTGCTCCATTAAACATACCAACCATAGTAGTCACCTTCTCAGTGTTCCATTGTCCAATATCTTGGTTAAAATTTGATGCTCCATTAAACATAGATCTCATATCAGTCACATTCTCAGTGTTCCATTGTCCAATATCTTGGTTAAAATTTGATGCTCTCCCAAACATAGCTCTCATATCAGTCACATTCTCAGTGTTCCATTGTCCAATATCTTGGTTAAAATTTGATGCTCCATTAAACATACGATACATACCAGTCACCTTCTCAGTGTTCCATTGTCCAATATCTTGGTTAAAATTTGATGCTCCTTCAAGCATAGTCCCCATACTAGTCACATTCTCAGTATTCCATTGTCCAATATCTTGGTTAAAATTTGATGCTCCATTAAACATACCATACATATCAGTCACCTTCTCAGTGTTCCATTGTCCAATATCTTGGTTAAAATTTGATGCTCCATTAAACATACCATACATATCAGTCACCTTCTCAGTGTTCCATTGTCCAATATCTTGGTTAAAATTTGATGCTTCATTAAACATACCAAGCATAGTAGTCACCTTCTCAGTGTTCCATTGTCCAATATTTTTATTAAACTTAGTTGCATTATTAAACATAGATCTCATATCAGTCACATTCCCGGTATTCCATCGACTAATATCTTCATTAAAATTTGATGCTCCCCAAAACAACTTGTTCATATAAGTCACATTCCCGGTATTCCATCGACTAATATCTTCATTAAAATTTGATGCTCCCCAAAACAACTTGCTCATATCAGTCACATTCTCAGTATTCCAATCACTAATATTACCATATTTTGCTAAGGCTGAACCATTATCACTAATCCATAACGAAACCGCTGTGCGAAGGACCTTCGTTGTTGGTGTAAACACGCCATTGTAAAGTGATCTTGAAGATTTGACTCCACCTCTTTGTTTTTTGGAACGCGTTTTTCTAATTCTTTTTCTAAATCTTTTACTAAGTTTCTTGGATTTTCGGCTTGTTCCCATATAATTTATAACTTATAATATAACTTTATTAAAAATATTACAACACCAAACCAAATCGGTGATTGACTTATATCAGTTATTACACCATATTTTTCTAAAGCTATATTCGTTGGAAGACCATGTCGATGAAACCGATACTAACGGTTCGCGCCATGTTAACCGTTTGGTTCTCGTCGGACGATACATATGAATACATTCGCACATTACAGTTAATCTATTTTCCATGTTATATACTTATGATAAAATTGAAATGTTTATTAAGTTTCGTTGATATACGCATAAATAATAATGTCTACAAAATGTTTGGCGATTGACCGAAATAATAACAAATGTAGGTGCTATTCGAGAGCAGACAGCCGATTTTGTAAAAATCACGAATACATGGACAAATACACTGATGAAATGTTACAAAAAATGATTATTTGCACAGGATGTAAAAAAATGTTCTACAATGAAATTGATACAAAAACGTGCGGCGTATGTAAAATTCGCAGTAAACAGACTCGTATAGTAACACGCGATAATATTGAATTATGCGCATCTACAAAATGCAATTTCAAAAAATCAGCGGTTAATAAATATTGCAATAAGCATCAAATATGTATATTTGTGGACGATACAATCGCACTTGGTCTGAGACCGTGCAAACAATATGTGCGCGGTTGTCGTGAACAGTTGAATACAGAATATAAAAAATCGTCTTGCAACATTTGTCTTGAAAAAGAACGCACTAAGGACAGAGAACGTCGCGCAATCGCAAAAGAAACGATTCCTGGCGATATGGGGAAAACGTGTAACTCTTGCTGTCTTGTATACGACGCATCGCATTTTATGGGTAGGTCGGTAGATGGAACGACCAAAACGTGCAAAAAATGTCGTGAAAGCAATCGTATTCAAGACCAAAAACGCGACAAGGAACACCGAAATGAATTATCCAGAATTGCGGAAAGAGCGCCGGAACGAATCGCGGTAAAAAACGCATGGAAAGAGTCCAATTACGAGAAAGTCGCAATGAGTTGTTTGATGCATAGACAACGTCAAATCGAAGAGGATATTGATGAATATTTGAAAAAAAATGCAGATAACGCTCGAGCATGGCGTGAACGGAATCCAGAAAAGGTAGCTGCAATTAATGTGGCGAAAATAAATAGTCTGAAACTGCAATTTTACATATACCGACGAAGCGCCAGAGATAAAAACTTGGAATTCGCTATTACCAGAGAATATTTTGACCAGATTGTAAAACAACCATGTAATTATTGTGGAATAATTCAAGACCGTGGATTCAATGGGATTGACCGTAAAAACTCAAGTGATGGGTATACTATTGAGAATTGCGTGAGTTGTTGTAAAATTTGCAATTACCTGAAAGGGGCTTTATCTGTAGATGTATTCATAAAACGAATTGCGAATATTTTGACGTTTAATGGTAAAATTGACGGACAATATTTTCCAGACAGTCATTGTGAATACAATGCTGTGAGTTATAATACATATATGACCCGTGCAATTAGTAAATATATTCAGTTCGATATAACGACAACCGATTACGAATATTTGGTCAATCAAAATTGTTATTTATGTGGTCGCGTATCGATTGAGAATTGCAAAAATGGAATTGACCGTATTGATAACACCGAGGGTTACATATTATCCAACGTGAAGTCATGTTGTGGTGGTTGTAATTATATGAAGAAGAATTTCTCACTAGAAGTCGTATTTACAAAATGGTTGGAAATATATATGAAAATGAAACAGTGTATTGAAATACAACCAAGTTCAATCGTTGGACATAACACGGGACAAAATATGCATTTGAAAAAAAATACAAATAAAAAAACTGTGGATGAAAAACGAGAAGATTCGCGCATTCGAAAACAACAACAACGTGAAAATCTTAAATCGAAATATGGCGATGAAGAATACCGAAAAATAAAGGCTAAAGAAATAGCAGATTATAGACAAGCTAAACGTAACAATCGCATTGATTAAATTATATCAGGAATATAATTTAATATCTATACTATGCAGGTAAACCCGCTTCTATTTTTTATTTTGTTTTTGTGGGTAAAAACCCTTTTTATAATAATTATGTAGGTCACATAATTCGTCTAGTTTGAGTATGCCACTCCAGCCATACCGGACATAACTCTTAACACATTGTAACTGGTAGCATAAACACGGACCTTAGCAGTGGCTGTTCCACCGACAGTGGCGGAGGAAAGAACAAGTTGAAGGGTGGCGTTATCAATACGGGAGAAATTGCAACTACCGGAAGGTTGGTGTTCCTCAGGGCGAAGAGCGAAGGAGTAACAGTTGATACCGGTATCGGGGCTACGGGTGTGGTGTTGGAAAGGTTGGACAACGTCGAAGTAGGAACCCTCACGCTCGGAGAAACGATCCTGTCCGTTAAGCTGAAGCTTAGCAGTGACGACTGGGTTCTCACCCCAACAATGCATGTCGAGGGCGGTCTCAGCAAGGACGAATGTCCCGGCGTCGGAGACATAAGAACCCTCAGTTGCGGTTCCGTAACCGGAACCCTCTCCGACCTCAGCGGTGAAGACATTAGGGTTAGCCATGCTGGGGTTACCAGCACCCCACTGTTGACCGGCATCGACACCACCCATGGCTCCGGGGTCTTGGAATAGACCACCGGAAGTGATGAAGGCGTTAGCACCGGATGTCTCAGAAGGACCACCGAAAGCGTGGACGGCGTTGGGAAGGGCATCAATGGCGTCAGTGTAGTTGAAAGGTTGGGCACCAAGAGTCTTGAAGAGTGTTTGTCCACCCTCGAGAGAAGAACAGTAATCAACGTTAGCATCAGGTTGGACGACCCAGATAAGCTCCTTACAAGGGTGATTGAAATTGAGCTTGATCTTGTTACTGGAAGAACCGACAGACTCGTCACCAGTGAATTGAAGTTGCTCAATCAAATACTCATGGGGATTCTGAGCCATCTTTCTGCGCTCATCGGTATCAAGGAAGATATAGTCGATGTAGAGAGAAGCGGCAACAAGGGATTGTTGGTAGGCAGCAGAGACAGACTCGGTTCCGCTGGTGGAGCCGAGGGTCTTAACAGCCCAGAGACATTCACCGATGGGACGGAAATCAATGTTGATCTTGACCTCGTGGTATTGAAGAGCAATAAGAGGAAGAGCAAGTCCAGGATTTCTGCAAAACCAGAAAAGAAGGGGAATGTAAAGGGTGGTCTCAGGGAGGGCGTTACGGGGAGCGCACACCTGGGAAGGTCCACCGGAGGCGGAACAAGGACCAGACACATTGGCGAATGTGGGGTCGGTGATGTATGTAAGCTGGGTGGTGTTACCAATCATTTGCTGGTAACCACGTTGTTGCTCAGAAGACATGGTAAGTTGATTCCAGATGTGCATCCAGTCACCATATTGACGGTCAATACGTTGACCACCAATCTCGACCTCAACTTGAGCGATAAGTTGCTCACCGATGAAATCCAACCAACGAGCATAAACACCCTCGTTACCAGCAGCCTTCATGGACTGGTTGATCTCGGGGAGAGTCACTTGGAGGTATGTGCGGTAGCACAAATCACCATTACGGCTGATTGTGCAAGTCACACGGCGACCGAAATCGGCTTGACCAGAGAATGTCTGCTCAATGGATTCCATTGCGAAGTTGGTATGGCGTCTGTAAGACACCTTCCAGAAGGTAATTTCGGGTGTACCGGTAAGAAAAACGTCTTGTGCGCCATAGGCGACGAGTTGCATAAGTGCTCCAGCCATTGCTTTATACTCTTGTTCTAGAAAATAATTTCGGAAAACCGGTTTAATTAACCTTTATTAACGATAAAGCGCATTTACAGAAATTGTGACCATATGACCATAATTCACGCGTAAATTGTCCACGAATGTCGTTTTTTGGTAGTTATAGTAAGGATTTTAGGGGATTTATTTTCGCTAAATGATTTTGACTGGGGCTTGGTCTAAAACCCCTAAATGTGGTTTTTGTAACTTTTGGGGGGTATATAATAAAAAAATATTCGTTCATTAATTGAATTTTCACGCCATTTTCGCACGACAATCGAGTGAATTTTCGAATCGAGACATCTTGTTCATGTAAATGTGTATACGTGAATAAGATATATATGAAGTTATTTATTTTGTAGGATGTCCATATCAAAATTGGTTTGAATGAAGGTTTCTAGGTAATTTTCTCTAAATATTTCTCGTTTCCCTTCATGTTTTTTGGTAAATATATATTCGTCCTCTTTCTTTTTTACAGACCATCCCTTTTCGAGAGCATTCATAATGAAAACCATACACTTCAACTGTTTCGAACTGACGTCAATTTTTTCTGGTATTTCTAGATGGATACTGGTTGCCTCGGACATGGTATATATTGATAATGATACTTAATAATTGCGTTTTCTGCGCGTTTTGTTCTTCTTGGAACGATTTGCATTTTGGGTCTTCTTTATATGGGAGGTTTTTGTTGCGTATCGATTTTTATTGGTTATATTTGTTCGGACACGACGCTTTCTTCTGGTTTTTTTCCCACCTTTGATTTCAATTGAAGTTATTATGTTCGCTACAGAATTAAAAAAAACATTCATACGTATATGTCTACTGTCTCGATTCTCTATTATTTTTGACGGTTCCATTAAGCCAAGTGCCGAAATCATTCTAGAAATCCATGTTCTATTCTGGAGACAAAGTCTTACCTGACTATTATATTTGGCGTCATCAATACCTGTGGTAATTACCCCCAATATCTGACCATTGTCGATTGATAATTGTTCTATGGTATACAAAATATGATATATATATGTCTTAAATGTTATTCGACCCGATTCGATAATTTGTTCGTTAATTTTGCTCGTTGTAACCGCATCATTATAATTTCGAATTTGTGTTACAATATTTTCGTCGACTATATAGTTATGTAAATCATACCATACATTTGGAAAAGCTCCAATCAAACCTTGTATTATACTCGTTTGATAGCCCGTTATTTTATTATTATTGTTCTCAAACATACTTGATAATGGTCCTTGAACACCCCCTGATAATGTATCTCTTAATTGTTTGTTAGTAATTGGGTTATTTGTTACACTACTTTCTATTATTTCTATGTTTTTTTTCATAATTGTTCTCATATCATTTATATTCCCTAGGCTAGTAATCACCTCCGCGAGTTTATTATCAAATATACTTGGACTGTTTTCATATGATATGTTAGCAAAAATGTGTGTTAATGCATCATCTAAGTATTTTTTCTCATCGGCAACCACTTTTCCGAAACTTTCATCAACCATAGCTGGAATAAGTATTATTCCACACAAAGATTTTAATCTAGATGCGAGTATATCGGGATATTTTGTTTTTATATGGTCAACAACGCCGTCTAGAGTATAGTATTCGGATTCAATCGAAAATTTTATAAGTGTAATAAGATCTGTTATCAAATATAAATATTTATTATCATCTGTAGCATCTTTATCGAAATATGGTATTTCACTCAAAACCTGAACAATATCTTGTTCGGTTTGCTTAGCATGTTGGTTTGCTAAATATTGTTTTTCTTGTTTACCTGGATCATTTCGGATAGTCACGGTAATATCACCACCCACCATTCGATCCGATATAGAAGTCGGCATAACACCCTTCAATTTAAAGCAATTATGAACAAATGAATCAAGTTCGTCAATAATAGATATCATCTGAGGTTGTATATTATCACCACTATTACTCCCCTTTTTATACAAATCGTTTATTCGATTCTCTTTAAATTGGTCCCTTTTATCCGTATTACCATTCGCTGATATAATTTTATCAAAAACTGTTTTAAATGGTGAACCTGTTATATATACGCTTTCAAATAATTTCGCATTTTCGTCTGAAATTTTACCTTCCGTTTTATCAACATTAATTACATAATAATTGGTAAACATATTGACTATTTTTTGCATCTTACGGAATTTTTCGCCATCTGTTTGTTTACTTGAATTCAAAGACATCATAACATAAAACCAATTTGTTTTGGTTTTAGAACGAAATCCGAACGACCATCGTTGTGAAATCATGTTTTTTGCTAAATCATCAAAATAATCCGTATTTTTGGGGATTTCCTGTTCAATATTTAACACAAGTGTGTCTATTTCAAATGTTTTTAAAAAGTCTTTTATTTGTTTATTTTCGTTTAGTCCATTTTGAAAAAGGTCATACTCAGTATCTGTGGAAGAGTTGATGAGTAACTTGGGTTCATCCAATAAGTTGTTAATTGCATCAAGTTTTTGTGCTGTAGTTAAATTAGTTGATTCAAACACCCCTGTTTCGTTTTCGGTAACCGACGCATCTGTATCTTCATACGACGCATATGCAGCCTCTTTAGCTTTATTTCGTTCTAAAAGTCGCGCACCACGCGACATTTTTATTGCTTCTTTAGCTTGATTTCGTTCTGCAAGTCGTTCACCACGCAACCGCCTTTCGTCATTAGTTTCTCCTCCGAATTGAGTAACAAAATTTAAAAATTTACGTGAATTTATATATTTACTATCTTTGTCATCAAATACTAATTTAATCTTTTTAAATAATCCATCGATCGATGCTTTATATCCATGACTTTTATCAAATTCAATATACAACGCTGCATGTGGGTCGCTCTTATTTTCCGAACCTTTACCATAGAAATTATTCATAAATACGTCAGTCATGGACAGATATACTGTCTTTGCTACAGATAGCAATCTAGCAGCAAGGGGGCGTTCTGATATAGCATATATAATTTTAAAATCTGCGAGTAGATATGTACGTGTAGCATCCCATTCTTTAATTTTTTCCATAATTTGTCCAAATACAATATGAGATGAATCGCCGGAAAATTTTAATATACTCCATCCATATGCCTTTGAAGTGTTGTTCATCTCTAATTTACTGAATAAGCTGTTTATTTCGTCACTGCTACCAGTTTTCACCGGGTCATCTATGCCGCTATTTCTACATATAATTCCTTTTCCAACCTTTAATAATTGACCAATACATGTAGCAGCCATAGCTTGTGAAGTTATATATTGCTGTCCACCAGCAAGTTTTTTTGTGTTGTTATTTATGTTACCCCAAGTACCAGTCTCTGAAGCATAAATATTAAAGCACAACTCATCAATATACTGTTTAAAATTGTTAAAAACACCTTTTAATATTATAGTGCTAGGGGTTCCGCGATAATAAAAAAAAGGGTTTGATATATATCCATCATTATTTGTATCAAAACTGTCGAATCTTATCTGAGTTAATGCATTTAAAGCATCTTTAAATCCGGACTGTTTATCTGCCTGCGTGCTATAATATTCGTCTTGTTCAACGGATTTTTTACAATATATCATCAACCAACACCATACAAAATTAATATTTACGGTATTGATTAATAATATTTCGTTTGGAGATAGCTTTTCTTGGATGGTTTCATTAAGTATACCTTGTACCTTAGTGACTATAGGTTCGGTAATCGGTTTAAAATGTGTTGTTATATATAAAAATAGTAATAAGTCATAATTAAAATATGCTGTAAATTTTAATTTATTGCCGCTAAGCTGTTGTCCAATTCCTCCAGGGGATGCCTCCAAAAGTGGATTTTTTAATGAGATATTCTGGAGGGTGTTATGATATTTGATAAATTCCCCCAATGATGAACCGGCTTGATCAAAAATGTTGTTTAATCCGGGTATCCATCTACCAGCAAAACAATCACGTATAAAGCATTCTTTGGTATTGTCTGGGATTGAATATGGTATTTTCGCATACCCATCACCATCTGCACTATATACAACACATTCTCCATAAGTTGATAATATGTCCACAATTGGTTTACCCAATGTTGGTATTGATGTGCTTGAAACGAGATTATTTTCTAAATCGTTTGGCGTAGTCTTATTTTCGGTTGATAATTTATCGTGAGCCATATCGGCAAGTAATGTTACATTACATTTGGACAGACACTTCACAGGAGGACTTGCCGAAATTATCTTTAGCAATGTAGCGTGATCAATGGTTATATTATTAACAATCTTAGTTGGTATATAATCCACTAACGTAGCCATAATACTAAATGTTATAAATTATATAGATACATTTTTCATAACGAATACGAAGAAAACTAATCTAAACAACAAAAAGCATAAACATTGGGCATAAAACTTAGTATTGAAGTGAAATATGTCCAAGAATGTTCAACACAAGCAAATGACGTCATTGGACGAGAAACACAGTGAATTGTTGAACAAGTTCAATAATGATGAAACCGTAATCGTTCCTAAATTAATCGAAGAAATACGTCAACTGAGAGAACAATACAATTCCCTACCGAAAACCCAGATAGAATTAAAATTAGACTTGAAAGACCAAGTCCAAGAAAAGAAGGTAGAAATAAGGTATTTAAAAGAGCAGAAAAACAAGTATCTCTTAGGAAATTCGCAATACATTTTCGACTACTTTGAACAAAAGAAACAGATTTCGTCAGGTGAACCAGCGCAAAACGTCACGGTATTGAACTCATTTTTCAAAGTGAAATCGAAGACAGCTGACCGTCAAGACATGGAGAAATACACTCAATCCAAGAAATTATACCAGGAATACTGGCGTAATGTGAACAATGAATTCACGAACCCTCAAGATTATATTCGGTCATGTGATTTATGTATGGTGTGTAGTAAAGGTGAGATGGTTGCACAGGATGAAGAAGGTATTATGATTTGTAACAATACACAATGTGGACAATTCATCACATATATCATAGACAGTTCCAAGCCGAACAATAAGGACCCACCCAATGAAGTCTCATATACCGCATATATTCGTCTCAATCATTTCAAAGAAATCTTGTCGCAATTCCAAGCCAAGGAAACGACGCAAATACCAGAGGAGGTGATTGAAGCGATTCGTGCGAGAATAAAAAAGGAACGAATAACCGATATGAAATTAATAAATTACGACAAAATGCGCGAAATTTTGCGTAAACTGGGTTTGAACAAATATTTCGAACACATTCAATATATAAATTCCATTTTCGGCGTGAAACCACCCATTATGAATGAAGAATTGCATGAAACATTATGTGTGTTGTTCATCGAAATTCAGAAGCCATGGGCAGTTCATTGCCCAGCAAATCGAACGAATTTCTTTAATTATACGTATACATTATACCAATTGTGTACATTGTTGGATCAGACACAATATCTACCGTATATTCCCATGATGAAGGACAGAGAAAAACAGTTGGAACAGGACATGATATGGAAGAAAGTGTGTGGTGATTTAGATTGGGAGTTTTTTCCAACGGTTTAGTTGGGATAGATAAAATGGCGTTTTGATGGACACAAATCAACATATGATTCATAAAATAAGCATTTGATTTATTAAATGCTTATTATATACTGCATCGATGGTAACCAAAAACACCGAAATGTATATATTCATTCATTTATGTGTATGTGATGGATTTGTTGATACAGTAAAAAATTATCTGAATATTCATCTAGCAACGATTATCGAGCGTGAAAGCAATTGTAATGTAAAATCATCGGTTGAAGAACATCCATTTTTACATATAGACATAACTCGCCGTAAGATTTCGGGATGGGATTTGAAAATAACGATTCCTGTTAATGTAAATATCCATGCTGTACTTAAAGAAAGATGTGGATATTTTTATCAAATAATGAAACATATATATCGCGAAAAATGGATAGCACAACACATTAAAACCAAAACACATAATTTATTAAGTGACTGTTTTTATCGAACCGATTTTGTTGCGTTCACTTCAACATCAATTAAAGAAGTTCGGGTCACAAGTAAATGAGTTTACTCTAGACATTTTTTAACTGTATACTATAAACTGTAACTAATGTATTCAATATTTGCGCATATTTCAGGAATAGCCATTTTAGAAATATGTTTCTTTTTCTTTTACGTAGGTCCGATGGAAACAAGAATGTTTGAAAAAACCGTAAAACAACTTACAAATGAGCCGATTACTGCGATGATTGAACAACCCGATTATAAACTCGATTTGCAAAAATTTATATATATTGCGTTCAATTCGGGAAACACTCAAAAAGAATTGTTGTATGAAATGGAAGAATTACGTGATTTGGGAATTGCCCGGAGAAATACAAAAAATCGTGGATTGTTCATAAACACGGTAGAGTATTGGTCAATATTGTGTGTGTTCACATTAATATTGTTTACAATCGAAAAAATGTGCTGTAAAAAGAAAAAGATTGACGGAGTAACATTTGTATCCTCTGATGACGACGATGATGGAATTGAATTAGGGCAATATCGAAAGGGGTCAATTGATGTATATTCTGATGACCCATTATTAAATACACAAGAACATATTGATTACACCGACAGATGCTGCAATACATGCAAAAAGAAATGTAATAGAAAGCTATTGAATAACGTAGTGTATTACACATCATTTGCCGGTTGTTTATTAACATTCCAATATTACTTTTTCCAACATGTAATTTATTATTATACCCCCCTTTCTATAGAAGAGGTAAAATATTTAATTTATGTCGCATTCTCATCTCAGATACCTGATGTATTGAAGCTATAATATAATTTAGCGATTATGTATTATCATAATCGTTAAACTTTGTTACCAAGGGTGTAAATCATTAATTATTGTTGAAACGCCATCATAAAGGCGTCACTATTGGGTTTACGTCCGAGTAATTGTTCCATCATGTGAAATCCGGTTTCAGTGCCTCCTTTTTCAAGAATGCTTCGGCGATAATGTAATCCAAGATCTTTATTGAAAATATTACCGGATTGTTTAAAAAATTGGAATACTTCGGCTGCATACACTTCGCTCCATAGATATCCATAATAACCACTTTCATATCCTCCCATCAAATGTCCAAAGTTCGCCGGCATACATCCGTCGCCATGTATGAGGGGGCTCAATTCAGATTGGATATCTTTAAACACCTTGTCTGCGTCGTCGGTCTGAACACCCGAGTGTAATTTCATATCGTAAAGAGAAAATATCAATTGACGAATATAATGCAATCCGTTAAATAAATTCTTATTCTTCTTAATTTTATGCATAAATTCGACGGGCATAGTTTCACCTGTTTTATAATGACTACTGATGCGGGTCAAGAACTCCTCCTCATAACACCAGTTCTCAAGCGCTTGACTGGGGCATTCCACAAAATCGAGTTCAACGGATGTTCCACTGAACATGGAGAATCGATTTTTGCTCATTAATTGATGGAAAATGTGTCCGAGTTCATGGAAGAATGTCTCAACTTCGCCAAAAGTGAGGAGGCTCGGTTTCTCTTTGGTGGGACGTGTGAAATTACATACCATAGCGGATATAGGAGTGACTCGAGATGAAGGTGCGTTGAATACAGTTTCATTACTGTTGTCGGAAACAGTTGTTGGTATGCATGCACACTTTAATGTGAATGCCGCCGCATGACCAAATTTTCCATCACGTGGATATAAATCGACATAAAAATGTCCAATCATATCTCCGATTATATTCGCAGTGTTATCATAAACGGAGTAACATTTAATGGATTCATGCCACTTCTGATTTGACTCTAGATCAACCTCTTTAATTTGAATACTGAAAATATCTTCAAATGTTCCAAGTAAATTGGGCAATAATGTCTCTAGTGGGAAATATTCCTGAACAAGTTTCTGGTCATATTGAAGAACCTCCTTTTTGTAAAGATTTGTATAATAGGATAAATTCCACGACTCCATATTGTCCTTGTGAAAATATGATGAGATCGTATCTGTATCTGCCTTTGCAGCAGAATCCATTTTCCCAACCAATTCTTGTAAGAATTCTTGGACTTGTTCTGGACTAGTAGCCATTCGATGATGAGACAATACATAGTCGCTATAACTGTTGTGTCCGAGGCGATCAGCTTTTTCTTTACGTAGACCGAGTGTTTTTTGTAGCAAATCCTGATTCTTGAAAGGTTCCTTACCGCGTAATCCAAATAGAATGCTTAAACTTTTACGTGTTGACTCTACGTTACAATAAGGCATAATCATATTAATATGGTCATATTTGGTAGTAACCTTATATTTATTGTCTGACTTATCCAGTGTCTCGATGAAATCTTCATCTACGCCATCGAGTTCATCTTTTGTATAAAAGATGTGATCATCCACTTCGTTGATATTGCTACTATAGGTAATATCCAACTCGTCCAACTTCTGATTTATTTGTTCAAGTTTTTCGCGCGAATCTTTGTCGAGATGAATACCCTGATGTTTATATCCATCCAATGTGCGTTGTAAATATAGAATTTCCTCTCCTTCGAGCGTATCTGCAAATTTAGTATGAAATCCAAGAATTGTGTTGTATACATCTACATTCATTGACCATCGATTACCAAATTCTGATATTTTTTTAGAAGATTCGATAGATGCGTCACGAATTGGCTGGTCAGGATGAACATGTTGCATGAAATCAAAGGTTTCTAGTTCCAGATCCCACGCATAAGTTTGTTCAAAATGACGGAAAAAATCGGACTTATTGCTAAAGTCGCGACCAATCAAATCGGAATACCATTGGTTATATTGTGCGAGAATATCAACAGTTCGTTCTGTGATAACAGAGGCGGAAGAGGGGAATTTGAAATCATTCGATAGCGACATGATAATACAAATAATAGAATCTATTATTTATATTGTATTTATTGTATTAATTAGTATTGTATTAGCATTACGAAACGATTGCTAAATTATGGGTTTAGAGTCCTCCGGGGAAACCGACAAGATTGGCGCCAATACCGAAGCCTGCACCTCCGCGAGCAGAAGAAGCCATGGTAGGGACAAAGACGTCCAATACGCTAAATGTAGCAGCAGCAGTTAATGCGATAATAATAACCTCCTCAACCTTGAGGGATTGCTTTGGGATAGCATAGGCGGCAATAGCCACCATAAGACCTTCGATTAAGTATTTGATTGCACGCTTCACAAGTTCGCTAAAGTCAAATAATCCGTTCATAGTTCGATTATATTATAAGTCTCGAAAAAAAAAATAGCTGTGATATTACTAATAATATAAATTGCACCCTCTTAATGATTTTCATTTAAAAATACTTAAACGTTCACATGTATTGTATCTTATAGTTTCTCTAAATGACTAGCCTTGAACGTAAAACACTTGACGACGGAACTCCCAACAAGAAGTACGTAGACGTCCTGGATGAGGATGCCGGAATTGCAGGACAGAAGTTCTCATGTATGTCTTTCTTGTCTCCAGACAAGATCCTCGAGAAGCGCGAGATGCATATGTTCGACCAGTTTGTGCAACAATGGGATTTTACCAAGTCGATGACCAAGTTCGGTGATTTTGTGAATTTCATATCATATAAATATAATTTGAATGTTGAGAAGGTGATGGCTGATTATAACGATTTTTGCAAAGAGGAGCAAGAACGCCTAAAAGAGGGTTCGGTTTCAGATGACTACCAAAATTTCTTGGATAAGAATGAGGAGCGTATTACCGAGAAGTTCCAACGCGAACATGCGTTCCAGACATCAGTTCGCGGTCTCAAGACACGTGGTAACTTTGCGACTCAGGAGGAGGCAGAGCAACATTGTAAGAAGCTTCGTGAGAAGGATCCCAATCATGATATTTTCGTTGCACCTGTGGGTGTATGGCTTCCATGGGATCCCAATGCATACAAGACTGGTCGTGTCGAATTTATGGAAGAGGAGTTGAACAAACTTCACCATGAAAAGATTAAGAACGAGACAAAGGCAAAGGACGAGTTCGACAAGCGAGTCAAGGAGACAAAGGAAAAGGCAATTGCCGATAACATCCAGAAGGCGGAGGAGTCTGGAAATGTTCTGACTCAAACTTTGAATGAGGCGGGAGAATTAGTTGGTGTAAAGGACACAATTGATTTCGAGAGTCGTGATGTATCGAATGATGCCGACCGCGAGGCGCATGAAAAGGCTCTCGTGGAGAAAGCACAATCTGGTAATATTCAAATCGAGAATACCCAAGCAGCAGACATCCAGAGTGAGTTTGCAGAGTCGACCGAGAAGTCAGTATAATAAACACAACCATCTTATTGAATATTTTTTAAACATATAAAATCGTAAATCGTATTTTGTATGTTTACCATTTGGACGTGGTCTTTTTCACATTTATTTGTTGCCCGGTTCGTCTCTTTCCCTTGCTAGGATCATATGCTTCGTCTTCGTCATCCGAACCCATATTCTTTGATATTTCCCAAAACTCCTTTGACCCCAGTTTAAACTCCGGGCGTGTTTCCGCTTTATACCAAAAAATCTGGTCGTATAATTTGTTTGATTTCGAATTGTTGTTGATGACTAGACATTCATAGTTTTCGGTGGTCTGATCCATAACGGATGAAAATGATTCCAATGTCGGAAACATGGATGCATAATTCTCCCAAATACGCTTTCGATTCGTCATATATGGCTCTCTTAATATAAAAACATAATCAATATTTGTTCGCAAATTAGGAGGTATGCCTAAAGGATATTGCATGGTAATGATTAACATAACTTTCCAATGACGACCGTTCATAAACAAGAGGCGCATCATTTTATCACGAGTCCATGTTTGGTCATATAGACAATCGTCCAAGATTACAAAGGTGCGTGGATCGATTGTCGACTTTTTGTATACTTCTATATCTTTGTTCATCTGCTTCAATACAGCCTTCTGACGGCGTAACACGTTTTCAATGAGAACAGTATTATACTCCTCGTGAATAAACAGTTTCGGAACATGTTTCGCATAAAACCCGTTGCCTGCTTCCGTGCCTGAAATTACAGTCCCAATTGGGATATCTTGATGATGATATAATAGATCTCTGACTAAAAACGATTTACCAGTATCACGGCGACCGATCATTACAATAACAGGACCCTTATTTTCATTTGGCTTAAATGTTATCCATCGCATATCAAATTTTTTTAGTTCTAAAGTCATATGTGTAAACGTATATATATATATATACTAAAGATTCTAGATAAAAAATACAGGATGTAGACGGATTGTTATAATTTATTCACGTTTACATTCGTCGAATTTTCTATTTAGACACCCTATATCAAGGTTATTCAAACATGAATAAGGAGTTATTAAAATATTGTAAACCAACGAAAATAAACTTGAATGTTTTAGGAGAACAATACCAAGACGCGTCTAGTGAAATATCGAATGAGATTGACTATAATCCTTATCGAATGCAACAAATGCAATTGTATAATCCTATATACAAACGATTTTTTGAAATGAACGAGTCAAATTTTGACCGCATTGCTTTAGACCATCCATTTCACATGTGCGATTTAACACATGTATCAAATGTAACTAAAACCGATATACACGACCAAAATGTGTTTGTTAAATTTTCGCCTTTGTTAGATCCATATCGTTATATGGTTGGTAAATACGACATTAATGATGATAAAATCCGCACTCTACCTAGATTCGATTCGACTGAAGAAACTGTATTACCCAAGATTTTGAGTCATAATAATGCATCCTATGTCGACGCATTCTTTAGTTATTTATCATGTCGATTGTTACATAACCATAATTTCACACATGGTGTAGACTATTATGGCTCTTATATGGGTGTCCAAGATAAATTTCGCGTTTCGATTACAGATGATTTGGAGTTTCTACGAAACTCGAGTTTTTTTAATGAGAATGTTGGGAAATTGTTTGTTGTGGAAGACAAAGAACGTATATTTGACGGATTAGATACGATCGGCGGGTCTAGACGAAATAAGAACAAGTTGTGTTTAGAAGACGCAGATGAATTATCAATTGATTGCGACATTCTGTCTGATATAGAGTCAATCGACGAGACAAATATAACGGACGATGTTGCAGAGGTTGTCTATACCAAGAACACAAGTGCATCTAGGTCCTGTTCTTCTTCCTCCTCTTCCGATAGTGAATTAAATTACAGCTCCGATGATGATTCTAACGAAGAAGACGAAGACGAAGAAGACGAAGAAGACGATGAAGATAGCTGCGAATATTCAGAATCAACTATGGACGATGATGATGAGGATGAGATGTATGGATATATTCATAATTTTCCAATGCAGATGATCTGTATGGAAAAATGCGACGGCACTTTGGATGAACTTTTCGTGAACGATGAAGTAACCGTTGAAAATGGGGCTAGTTATTTATTTCAAACCGTGATGATATTACTTGTGTATCAAAAAGCATTTCAATTTACACACAATGATCTACATACTAATAATATTATGTATACGAATACCGATAAACCGTTCTTATATTACAAGTTTGCAGGTAAATCATACAAGGTTCCCACACATGGTCGCATTATGAAGATGATCGATTTTGGACGAGGCATTTATAAATACCAAGGTAAAACATTCTGTAGTGATAGTTTTGGTCCCGATGGAGATGCTGCGACTCAATACAACATTGAACCGTTTATGAACAAAAACCGTCCAAGGTTAGAACCAAATAATAGTTTTGATTTATGTCGTTTGGGCTCATCCATGTTCGATTTCGTGATGGAGATTGATACACCGGATTCGGAATTAGACGAACTCCAAAAAACGGTGAGACGATGGTGTATGGATGATAACGGTAAGAACATACTATACAAGAAAAATGGTGACGAACGTTATCCAAGTTTTAAGTTGTATAAAATGATTGCCCGAACAGTCCATAACCATACACCGGAAGTCCAACTAGAAGATCAATATTTTGCACAATTCTGTTCTGAGTTTAATGAAGAGGATGGGAAGGAGTCAGTATTAGATATCGACCAAATACCGTGTTATGTATAAGTGAAATCAACGAATTATTTATATCAGGAAATAATTCGTTTAAAATGTGGGAACGTCAGTAAAAACCTGTGTCGTAGCAGGGTTCAATACCTTGGTCTCGGTTACAATGTTGAAAAAGTCGGAGATTATACCGCTAAACTGGAAATAAATGTATGCACCTGTGAGAGAACACACCATGACCACAATACTGTCTCGAACTGTATCTTTCAACGGCTTTCTGTCGTCCGATAAATAGCGGATCTCGACGAACTTAGTAATGCAAAAAAGCACTGTGATTAAAACAGATACAACAAATACTTGTTCCATTTTTGTCTAAATATACTGTGTGTGTCTATATTTTGTTTTTTTATGTAACGCATATTTACGTAGAATATTACGATTTGAATCGCATATGCAAGATAACATTGGTTGCTAGACGTTTCGCTATCCAATTTTCCTGCTCATCTAGTGTCTCGTATGACCTAGTAAGCATTACCAGTAATTCCTGGATTGACTTGACCTTCGATTGCATTATAGTAATGAGCGTCTCCTCGGCTGCGTTATAAATTGTTTGTGATATTGGTAGAGAAGAACATGAGCGCCCACCGGCAGAGTTACGAAATTGATCCATTCCATCTTCCACATAATCCCATAGTAAAGTATCCATATAAGGCGATAGTTGATAAAGAGAAGTCATATTAGTTTGATGTAGGTATATTATCAATAGTATATCTAAAATGCCTTTCAATTTTATGCAAACTTATTTTGTTACTGTAAAAAGATGTGTTATACAAAATTGATTTAGATGCATCTTTTTATATTCATGTAAATCAGTTGAAATGCCTCAAAAAAAGAAATTAATTGTTGATCGTGCGGTTGATCGTGCGAGAATTGCACACATTCATTCAGACGTCTCCTTGAATATTGGAGATTGTAATGAATATGTGAAAACACTCGCCACCGGTTCCATTACTATGGTGTATCTCGATCCACCTTTTAATTCTGACCGTAATTATACAATGAGTGTCGATTCCGAAGTTGGATTTGGTGATAAGTGGACGGATGAATCCTATGAACAATTTCTAGAATCGATTGTTCCTCCGTTGAAAAATGTGTTGACTGAGGATGGGACATTATTCTTTCATATTTCCGCAGCATGTATGTTTATTCCCGAAAAGGTTCTTCGTAAACATTTCCCCTTTGTAACACCCATTTTCTGGAAGAAATGTCGGTCTAAAAACAACGTTAAAAGCAAGTTGGGTGCGACTATTGATATTATTTTCAAATGCAATAAGAAGGAAAAGCACAAATTTCATGTTGTTACACAGGAAAAGGACGCAACCTATTTGAAGAATTCGTTTAAAAACAGCGATGAAGAGCGCGGTAATTATTCCATGGGACATCTGGTCACGGAAAAGACAAAACTCGGATATTTATATTCATTCGAAGTTGGTGGTATGACTTTCAATCCACCTTCCGGATGGCGTATAAAGGAAAGTGCACTAATGAAGTTACGCGATGAGAATCGACTCCATTTTCCCAAGAAGGTGGGTGGTAATCTCTATAAAAAAATATATCTATCTGAAAACCCGGGCAAATCATGCACGGATTTATGGGATGATATACACTCTATTAGTCAAGGGTCTGAAGGCAGGAAATATCCCACCGCCAAACCCGTCAAACTGCTTGAAAGACTGATAGAGATTAGCACAGACAAGGGCGATTTGGTAGTAGACCCGATGTGTGGTTCGGGGACAACCGCAAGTGCGTGTGTGAATACAGGGCGTGTTTGTTTATTGAATGATATTAATCGAGAGGTGGTAGACATTGTCCGTTCAAGATTCTCATAATTGCGACATTTGACTGCATACCTCGGCTAAGAGGTCTAGTCCAGGTGTTTCTACAGTATTACTATCAGAACGAAGTAACATATTCTTTTTTTGGGCAGGGATTATATCGATGGTAGTATTTACAAGATTAGTCAGTAGAGCGTCGACACCGTCCTGTTGAATTTTGAGACAAGGGATGGAACACTTGTTTTTGGCGCTTTGTCCAATCAAGGCACCCAGTCCATTGTTGAGAACCAATCGCAAACGCAAACGCGTGTTCACCTCAACACCCTCTTTTCTACGGAAAATCATACGACTTGTCTTCGCACGAGGTGTCGATTTCAAGAAGTATTCCCAGTCAGAGTAGTCAACGAATTCGCGAAAGTTGCCTTCCTTGGGATAGAGGACTAATCGATTGTTCTTACAGTCGTTGACTAGAACATTTCCTGGATATTTCGCATATAGCGTCACAAGAAGGTGCTTCATTTGTTCATTGGTAATACGGTCAAATTCCGAACTAAATATATTAGCCAGTTCATCCCGCATTACAGGTGTGACTTCCTTTCCTAGATTTTCGGACTTGAATAATCCGATTGCGGTCTTAACTGATTGTCCAAGCTCCGGATTGAACTCTTCCAGTTTGCTCGTGTTGATCCAATCGAATGAACCAGAACTTTCGTGGTTTTTAATGGAGACCGGGTAGCGCTCTTCGCCGACAGACACATCGCAATCAGCTTTCTGTGTAGTTCCACCCAGATGTGACCAAACAGGCACTATTTCAGATCCATGTTGAAAGTGTTTGTTAATATTCATATCTTGACGTGCATTCATGAGTGCAACTAGCTCCTTCTCGTTTCCAACTCCTCCGTGATGCGTTTCTCCTTTGGTTTTGTAAGGCATGTTAACTATATTAAGTAAAGATGCATTATACCCTTTGTGTAATAAACCTATCAATTTTATGCATACAATTCTTCAATATCAAGTTTTATTTCCGAGTCATCCAGGACACCCACATTAGAGCCTGCGTCTAATACGTCGAATCCACTGAGATCCATATGTTCAGTGTGTATTTTAATACGATCATCCTCTTCATCACTATCCTCTTCTAATTTGCGTTCTATTGCGCGCGACATGCTGATGTCTTCCAGACGCTCAAGGGTTTTTGGGGCTTCGATCTCCTCTTCCTTATTGTCTACACCAACCGCCATATCCGTATCGTTAAACGTTAGCTTTGTGATGACTGGTTCATCGTCAATGTTTTTAATGGAAGGAGTTACCGGTATGGATTCGGGTTCATCCGCCTTTTCTTTGTTATCTACTGTTTTTTCTTTGGTATCTTCTGCTCCGGGTTCTACCTCTGGCTCCTTCATAGTTTCAATAAATACCTCTTCGTCCTGTTCCACACTCTCATCCATATAAGCGCGAATAATAGCCTCTGTTGGAATACTATCGCGAATGGCGATCAAAATACAGTCTTGGATGATCATCTCCATTTCACGTGCATTCTTTTGCATCTGAAGGGGGTTCACATTCTTCTCAAACAAATAGACGTTGCTATAAATCTTACGGGCTGTATGCAAATATACCTTGTGAATGAAATGGTCAAGCTTGGGAATACTGATATCAATCTTCTTCTGTTTGTTACCTGCACGGATGCAAGTTAGCACCTTGAGTTGAATGATATGGACACATGTGATTAAGTCCTCTAAATAATTACATCCAGAACGTTCGATTATGCGTTTTCGTTCTTCTTCAATCAGCACCGAATTCCACTTTGGGATGCGCGTCAATAAATTCTGGAACGTCATCAAATATTTACCCATTTCATCTGTGTCTACACACATTTTCCAAGCCTCGTTAAAGATAGATCGAAATCCCTCGTCAACCAAAGGTGTGAAAATACTGACTAAACGACTACACCATTCATTACGTGCTTCGTGAAGATTCGATATTACAAAATCGTCCATTTACATTTTACTAATATATCAATATATAGGTTTCAACGAGTCGTTCGCATATTGTCCAAGATGCACAACATGAGTAACTTTTCATTTCGATATTCAGACTTTATTTTGTGGAAATACATCACGACCGATGAACGATGTGCGTCGGATAACAATGGCGTCATTTTAATCCATTGGACTAAATCCATGCACGATAATCCTTTTTCATATGCCTTTGTAATAATGTCTATCCATTCAATGGAAGATTTATCGATGGTTTGTCCAATTGTCGCATTAAACCATGGAATCTGTATAGATTCGGGTATATAGGCTCGTTTTACGTGATATTGATGTAAATTCTCGATATTATCATCAGAATCCATATATTCGGGGACATAAATCTCACAGAATCTCGAAAGAATCGGATTGAGCATTTTGTGTTTATTTTCGACAACAATGAAAAAGCGTGTATTATAGCTAAATAGTTCGATGCATCTCCGCATAGCAGATTGTGCGTCAATCGTCAAACTATCGGCGTTGAATAAAACAATTGTTTTGAAGTGAACACCCTGTGTTCCTTTTATATTCGTTTTAGCGAAAAATTTCAATTCGTCGCGGATGAATTTGATTCCTTTCCCGTGGGCACAATTCACAAACATAACGTTCGTTTTTATTTTGTGCTTTTCGCCATTATATATCTTATTTACGAAATCATATACCAAGGTTCGCTTACCGGTTCCAGATGCACCATGAAATAATAGATGTGGGATGCGACTCGACGCCAAAAATACGTCTAGTTTTTTTCGGATATTCTGATGAAGGATTGGTATTATTGGTGGTTTAGATACATTGATGCGTTCTTCCGACATAGCTTTGTAGTGTTTGGACTACATGCATTTATATTGATTTATGGAAGGATTGTTTTGTATGGATATAGTATAATGCATCATACAAGAAAGAATAGGAGTTTGAAGAATAAGTCCAAGGGTTTGAAGAAGAACAAGTCCAAGGGATCCAAGAGAGTGAAGAAGAGTTCAAAAAAGTCAAGGAAAACGACTAGACGTAGAATGAGAGGAGGTAACATGATCACCGAAGAAGCTTTCGACGACAAAACCGTTGAAATCAAAGGTTATGAAACTTTGCAAGCCAGGGTTGATGGTTATCTTACAAATAACACCCATATCACAAACTGTAATCCACTATTCTCCAGAACAATAAAAAGGGATTGTGCAAGTAATAAATCTGGGGCATATAGTCGGCGAGCAATTGAAGGTAAAGAGATTTATGATGCGATTGGTTCTGACTCTTCAATTGACGACGATAAAAAGCTACAATTACAACAGACGGTTGAAAAATGGAAGGCAAAAGGAGAAGAAAAATGGCAAAAGTCCATGGCTGATGAATAGATAACTAATGTTTTTTTATTACAATCGCCATTTCCTTTGTCTTTACATAACGTTCTGAAGCCATAGTTCGCCGACGTAAATTGCATTGTAAACAAGCCAATACCACATTATCACGATTATGTCCAAGATAGTTATTCAAGCGTTCAAGTGTCCATTGTTTGGGTTCGCGCACATATTCGTATAAAGTCATTGTCTTTCCTTTGCAATAATAACATTTTAACTCAGATATCTTGAATAATTCCAAGACATCTTGGAAATTTACAAATTCATTCACAGAAAACAGCTTTTTTAGTCTATCTTGGGCGGCATATCCGCAAATCTTTGCGCGAATGTGTTGAGCGATAATCTTGGAAACACCCTCTTCTTCCCCCATGTCCAAGAGTTTTTCCAAACCTTTTTGTTCTTCTTCTAATAAATTGTCTGATATGTTCGACCATTTATCCGTTTGTGTGATAATACGTTGTTTTTTTGGTTTTTGTGTAATCACCTTCTTGGACATAGGCTCTAAAGATATTGATAATACTTTGGTTGTATCGTTAATTGTTTTGTTATCCATAGAGTGACAGCGTATAAAATTTCTAGTTGGACTACTTATAAAAGTATATAACCATTGAAAAGAAGATAGATGCAACTCTATATACAATATAAAGGCACAGGACATAACTATGTTTACACAACCTCCAATAACTGATGCATCCGCGAATATTATCATTGAGCCAAAGCCAAATCCAAAGGAAACAAATACGTTTATACCGGGACTTTCCGGGATTCAGACGGGTGCTTCATCCACAATGAATATCGATACATTAGACTCATTATTGGAAAACGAGAGACAATATAATAAAACCGAATCATGGAATAAATTAGACAAGACGGTTAAAATCCAGAAGCTTCATTGTTATGCCGAAAAATACGGTAAGGAAAAGGGGCTTCCTATGAAGGAAATTAAAAACCTCAAACACTTTTTCATATTGTGTCTAGATAAAGGGAAATTACTAAAAACAAAGGATACGGTATACGATAAGGAGACATGTGAATTAACTGCGATCCCAGCGCTCCATTTTAATACAGATAAGCATCATTTTACGCTTCGTATAATAGACACCAAAAGAGTGTCTACATTGAAATCACTTACACCCAAACGCGTATCGGATAAGAATAAGCATTTGGAAGAAAATTGATTCTAAAACAATACAAACGGACGGTTTGTATTATTCACAAATGGAACATATAGAAGAACCCACAATTTCGTCTGAATCTGATTCAGATACAGACCCGGAGGTAGATACGGATTCAGAACAAGAAATCGACATATCGGGTTCTGTATTCGACGACATTATCGCGATTCTCATGGGTTCAAGAGAACCGAAAGAACCCTTTATCGATACATTGACTGTTGATGATATTATCGATATGACTTCTACTGTATACGAACTGACGGATGAGTATATTCGAGAACACATTTTAGATATGATTGAGCCACAATTTCATACCCAGTTGGTGGATTATATCACGACAACCCTATTTGAATCCTGGTCGGATGCAGATTTATGTAGTCACGGTGAGGATGATGACGACCCAGAAGATGATTACGATGATGTTCGTGCATTTATTCAGAATATTATTAACGACTATTTTACAATGAGTAAGAACTGGGACACACCGATCCCGATCCGTTCCCACCCCGATCCGTTACATAGGACGTCGCAAAATACCGATGTGATTAGACAAACAATTGCGCGAATAAAAGCAATCCCTCAACCCGAACAGCGCACACCAGAATGGTATGAATTTCGCCATGGTTTGATTACGGCATCGAACTTATACAAAGTATTCGGGTCGGAAGCGGTTCGAAATAGTCTCATATATGAGAAGTGTCTACTGCGTAAAGAAGATAATGATTATGCAGGGGGGTATGTAAATACATCGAGTCCTATGCATTGGGGTCAAAAATACGAACCTGTATCGGTGATGCTGTATGAGAAAATATACAATTCGAAAGTGGAAGAATTCGGTTGTATTCAACATCCGCGTTATTCCTATATCGGCGCATCCCCAGATGGGATTATTACAGATACTTCGTCTGACCGATATGGACGGATGTTAGAAATTAAGAATATTGTGAATCGCGACATAACGGTTCCATCCAAAGCATATTGGGTGCAAATGCAAATGCAAATGGAAACATGCGATTTAGATGAGTGTGATTTCTTGGAGACACGATTCAAAGAGTATGCAGACGAAGACGCCTTTCATGCTGAAAGTGGGAAGAGAGACCATAGAGGAATCATTTTGTATTTCGTGGAACGTGTTAGTATCGGTGGATCTGGTAAAGACGATACCGATGGATATCCTCTAACCCAGCAATATTCAGGAGCTCCGAAATATGTTTATATGCCGTTTGATATTGAACTCACGAAAGATTCAATCGATACATGGATCGAATCATATCGAATGAAACTGCGAAGATCATGGTCACTATATACTACTATATATTGGTATTTGGATGAAATGTCCTGTGTATTGGTAGAACGAAATCGACCATGGTTTGAAAGTGCACGTCCAAAAATAGAAGAAACATGGAACATCATTTTGAAGGAGCGCGAAACTGGATATGAGCATCGCGCAGTAAAGAAAAAGATAGTGAAATTGGATTTGGAAGTTGTAACCGGAGAGGGTGTCGATAATTCCAAACAAATCAAAAACTTACCGATTCTAAGCGGTGTATGTCTAGTAAAATTAGAATAATGTCGTGAATATAGGGATTCGATGCAAATACACTTTTTTATTTATGTCGTTGTAGTAAACAACATAAATAATAGTTACGAATATAATATACGCCATGTCTTTCGACGAAGTAAATGAAATGTATGTTGTAAAACGTGACGGGGAACGGGAAATCGTCGCATTTGATAAAATCCTCCAGCGTATCAAAAATACTGGACAGGAAGCCGGTATTCAACTTAATTATACAGCATTGACTATGAAAGTGATCGACCAATTGTATGACGGGATTTCGACGACACAAATCGACGAACTTACAGCAGAACAATGTGCATCATTAGCATCAACGCATCTAGATTACAATTCATTAGCGGGTCGTATCGTCGTTTCAAATTTACAAAAAAACACATCCCCTTTATTTTCTACCGTAATAGAGAAATTGTATTATTTCACAGATACACATGGGAAACAAAGTCCACTGGTATCGGATGAATTGTATAAAAATGTGATGACGAATGCGAAAGCACTGGATGAACTATGTGATTATTCGCGTGATTATTTGATTGATTTCTTTGGATTTAAAACACTAGAACGATCATATTTGATGAAAATTGATAAACTAATTGTAGAACGACCTCAGCATATGTGGTTGCGTGTAGCATTGGGTATTCACGGTGTGAATATGAAACGTGTAAAAGAAACATATGATCTCATGTCGTTGAAATATTTCACTCACGCAACCCCAACATTGTTTAATGCCGGCACATCTCGTCCGCAAATGTCGTCCTGTTTTTTGTTGGCGATGGAGAACGACAGTATGGAAGGAATTTATAATACATTAAAGGATTGTGCGATGATTTCAAAATGGGCAGGGGGAATTGGTATGCATATTCATAACATTCGGGCAACTGGAAGTCATATTAGGGGAACAAATGGTCATTCAACTGGTATTGTTCCCATGTTGCGTGTATTTAATAACACAGCCAAATATGTTGACCAAGGAAATAAAAGAAACGGTAGTTTCGCGATTTACTTGGAACCATGGCATGGTGATATTGAAATCTTCCTTCAAATGCGCAAAAATCATGGTGATGAAGAACTCAAGGCGCGTGATTTGTTCTATGCATTGTGGATACCCGATCTATTCATGGAGCGCGTGAAAACCGATGCAGATTGGACATTATTATGTCCAGATAAATGCCCGGGTTTATCTGATGTATATGGCGACGAATTCAAGACACTTTACGAACGGTATGAACAAGAGGGACGTGGACGCAAGACAATGAAGGCGCGTAAATTATGGTTTCAGGTGCTAGATGCACAGATGGAGACCGGGACACCCTATTTATGTTACAAGGATGCGGCGAATCGGAAATCGAATCAGAAAAACGTGGGTGTTATCAAATCGTCTAATCTTTGCACGGAGATTATGGAGGTTTCAACACCGGAAGAAACCGCCGTCTGCAACTTGGCGAGTATTGCTCTACCAGCATTCGTCAATACTACAACCACACCACCAACCTATGATTTTGATAAGTTACATGATGTCATCAAAGTTGCGACATACAATTTGAACAAGGTCATCGATGTGAACTATTATCCTACAGGGAAGACAAACACGAGTAATATGCGACATCGACCCATTGGAATCGGTGTCCAAGGATTAGCGGATACTTTTATACAAATGGATATGTCGTTTGCGTCCGACGAAGCAAAGGAATTAAACCGGCTCATTTTCGAGACCATGTATCACGGCGCATTGGAACAATCATGTGAGTTGTCCAAGGAAGAGGGGGCATATGAGACGTTTCATGGCTCTCCTGCAAGTCAGGGTGAATTACAGTATGATATGTGGGGTGTAACGCCGACAGAGGGGCGATATGATTGGGCGGCATTGAAGGCGCAAATTAAGGAACATGGATTGCGAAATTCGCTTTTGGTCGCCCCAATGCCGACTGCATCCACATCGCAAATCCTTGGATACAATGAATGTATTGAACCGATTACGTCAAACATATATAGTCGTCGCACGTTGGCGGGGGAGTTTATGATGGTGAATAAATATTTGATGCGTGAATTAATTGAATTGGGGATATGGAACGACCAAGTGAAAAATAATATTATTGCGAATCATGGTTCAGTTCAACATATTGAAGCGATTCCTCAGAATATTCGAGATAAATATAAGACAGTTTGGGAGATCCCGATGCGAAATTTGATTGATATGGCGGCGGACAGAGGTGCATTTGTATGTCAGAGTCAATCATTGAATTTGTGGATGGAAGACCCCACATATAGCGCCTTGACGTCAATGCACTTTTATGCATGGGATAAGGGATTGAAAACCGGAATATATTATTTGCGTCGCAGAGGTAGACATCAGGCACAGCAATTTACGATTGAACCTGAAAAGGGTCAGGGTATTATTGAAGAAGACGACATATGTGAGATGTGTTCGGCATAATCATATACAATATGTGTATACAAAATGATATATACAATATATGTGTATACATCATATATGTCTTTAATTAGCTATTTATTCACGTTTTTCGAAAGAATATTTTTCGACGGATTGGATGAGGATGAAGATAATGAAAACAATGAACCATGTAATTTAGTGAACGGAGAAGAGATAATGGAACGTGGTGAGGTCGAATATGATAATGTGTATATCCCGCAAATTCCGACTTTTCGATTCACGAGGAGACAGGTCGGTTTTTGGTGAGTCCTCACAATAAAATTGAAAGGTTTATCTTAACAAATGCTATGGACAACCAAAATAACCATGTCCGATTCAACCGACGATCAAATATGTTGTATTTGTCTTAATACAAATACAACAGGGGGGGAATATATCCAAAAATGGGACTGTAGACATAAGTTCCACGAGGAGTGTGTTCACAACTGGAACCTCAACTGTCCAATGTGCCGAACTTCACTGAGAATGCCTTCGCCCGATGAAATTCACGTCACATGGGCAGAGCAACGCAACCCACAGTGTAGATTGAATATTGCATACATGAAACAAACTTATAATCTGGTCAATGTTCAAGACCAAGTTGTATATAAAAATTCATGGAAAGACCGAGGTTGTATAGAGTCAAACCATAATATTGCGTATATAATTCCCTATGGGGTTATTGGTATATGCGAAGATTGTGTAACAATCCAGACCTTTAATTTGATGCACTAAGTATACAAAAATATAATAAAAAATGGCGTTCATCCAAACGTCTTTTTATTGAAAATAATTTGACTCGAATTATACAGCGTTTATTTAGAGCATCTTACCATTCATTGTTTATAAAATCTCGGTTTGTTCTGACCTTTCGTTCTTCCACGGGTCCAGTAACCAAAGGACATTTCGAGTATACATAAGTAGTTCCTGCGGAATCGACTGTATATGTTTGATTTGTTAGTTTGGACGAACATTTCACAATAGCAACTTCGTCTACACAATTGGCTCTCATAGCATTTTCACCGAACATCCACCAGTCATTATATGTTTTCAATCGCAATTCATCGTGTGTTATACCAATTTTATCTGCTTGCATCCCATTCAGATATTCACCGACTTGCTTGATAAACTCCACATAACTTTCTACCTTGGCTTTTTCATCCATTACACCATAACTAATCTGATGTTGCATCAATGTTCCAAGAGGTGTTATATAACGTTTCCGACATGATTGTAAAATAACAAAGCCCATACTGATTGCCTTATGTGCGATACAATCTAGATCGTATTTTTGTATTTCGCTCACTATTTTATTACCAGCATCAACCGACCCACCATTTGTGTCTAAATATACATAGAGACCCTTTTTCGACGTTTTTCGATTCAATTCATAGACGAACTGTGTGGCTAATTTTTCGGTGATTTCACCCCGTAACAGTAATATGTTCTTGGAATCTAACTGTATTGGTTTATAGGTTTCGTTAAATATACCTAGGGTGCTTTGGGTGAGAAGAAGAAGAAGTCCGGAACTGATCAAGAGAGAATACAACATTTTGATTACATCGAGATAATATTTCGATGTGATAAACACGTTTACGATAGATAATGCTTATTCACAAACAGACCCAGTCCAAGAGAAGCATCCATAAATAGGGGAATACTTGCGATTGATTGGTTCATAAAAGCATATATTGCGGCGCATAAATACAATAATCCATGTAATATTCTATACTTAGCCCACCATGTATTCCCACCACCTTCAGGTGCATTCATTCTTTCATTCGTAAAATACAAATACAGTAATCCAATCGATATAGATAATAAAACTACACCATAACGAGGAAGCCAAGATTTATCTAAATACATTGGTAGTATAGCCATACCAATTCGAAGTGGTATACAACCAATTAAAAAATACAATTTACTTTCAGACAATGTGAGCATTGATTGGTTTACATATCGTTCGAAAAAAAACAAGCTCCCAGACTTGTTATTTTTATTTTGTGATTTTATTTTTAGGCGGTTGTGACCAGTTTGGATGGTTCGAATCGAATATTCGGTAGCATGGATAGAGACAAGTCGAATTTGAATCGCATCTTGACCAAGCATCGTAGACAAATATAGGTATCTACGAGTGAATTATGCAAATCCATAGGAACCATTCCGAATAGATGCTCATACAATTCTACCAGTTTAGGACTCTTGAAATAGGTCTTTCCAGCTTTGGAAAGAACCTCGATTTTGCATGCACCGCGACCCATTTCCATGGTGCAGTGTAGTTCTTTGTTGTTCGCCTTTTCGAATTCTTTGTCGAAGACAGATGCTAATGAGTTGCAACCACATTCAGCAAGAACTACACTGTGTCGGCTCATTTCGACCAAAACCATTTCTCGGTCAAATTTGATGTTGTGTGCGACAATCATATCGCATAGCATATATTCTTTGTAGAATTCGCACATAGCATTGGTAATGGTTACACCTTTATCGCACAATTCGCGTGTGATTCCAGTGAGTCCGGTGATAAACGGTGAAATTTCGACGGATTTATCGACATTGATGTATAAATCCACAGATTTCACAACTCGCCAATTCTGGGTGTCGAAAATAACAAAACTGATTTGCAAAATGTGAGGGAGATCGGTGAGGGGGATTCCTTCGCGCGATCTTGGAAGTAATCCAGTAGTTTCGACGTCGAATACCATGACTCGACGTCGGCGATTGGGTTGTTGTGTAAAAGTAGACATTGTAAAATGTGTGTTTTGATACGAATAACTCATTGTCTAAAAAGGCATTCAATTTTACAGGATATTGATTTATTCGATGCGGTATTTTGTATAAATTCTGCGTAATTCATCGTCGTCATCATGTTTACACGCTTCAATGGATTCATTGTAGTAAGGAAATGGGATATCGTTATTCTTGTCTTGGACAGCGAGTCGTTTAAATTTCTTTTTGTATGTTTCGAAATCGCAACTTTCATAATGTTGAACGAATACATCGGATAATTTAGGCATAGAAGAGTTTGGGGTGTTGGTTTTCATGCGATGGGGTCCATTTGCGACTACATCAGGTGCTGCACGACCACCGCTTTTTCCATTACCGTAACTAACACATTTATCGGGGTGTTTGGAACAGTCGACAAAAGTGGATGCTTCGAAACAGTTATCGGATTCAGATGGTATTTTTGAATACTTGGCTTCAAGATTTTGCATCCAGAAGGTGCGGACGTTTTCGGGTAATTGTGCGATTTGGTCTAAGTTACCTTGGAGGATTTCATCCGCGTCAATGTGTATCAACCATTTTACTTGCTGATTGTCCAATGTAGCCATTTTCAATGCTTCATCAACCCATGCATTTTGACGTATTTGTATATCTTCATATTCATTCACACCAGACGATTTTCCAGAACGAACGGTCACGTCGGGTTGGTTCTTTAGAAAGAGTTCTAAGTCGGGAGTTTCTTCTAAACGAATGTAAAAATGACGTATCCCAAGAACGCGGTGCATATCCAACCATGTTTCGATGTTTTTGGGATCTTTCATCATGGATACAATACCGATATTCGACTTTTTGCGGAAGAAGGATTCGAGAAAAAACCCCTCTTTACCGAATTCGGATGATTTCCAAGTCAAGTATTTCGTGATCATTGCATAAAAAGCGATACAAATGGATACTATGGCGAGAAATGTTGCTAGATTTATCCATGATATATATTGTTTACTTCTTGAGAGCTTCATTTAACCTATTTAGATAAATAATTTTGTCGGAATAATGTATAATACGAACAATGGATGAACCAACAAATGACCAGAATGCAGCTACTCCCAATGTTGCAGATGAACCCAATGTTGCAGATGAACCCAATGTTGCAGATGAACCCAATGTTGCAGATGAACCCAATGTTGCTCCTGCTGGACTGAAGAATGGTATGGAAACCTTATATAGATTATCCATCAGCGACGGATATACAAACGCAATTGTTATCGCCGGTATTAACACACTTGCTGGTAATGTAGGGGGTAAATATACAACATCTGATGTGTTAAATGGAACTGCTAAAATGTATGCGGGTGTTAGTGCAAGTAATTTTACATACAACGTTAATACCCAAGCGATAGAGACTTTCACACCCGTTAAATGGATGTATAAAAAAAATACTAAATGGTCGACGGATGAATCAAATCATCGTGGGATTACCAACGTTGAGACGCGTGTGGATGATGCATCGGCAATGTTTAAGAATATTATTGAGTTGAGCACTTCAGATACATACCAACCGAAAAACCCAATATTGGGTAAAATCGCAGCAGGTACGTATGTTGGGGGTCAGTCATTTCAATTAGTGTTTTTATATAAATTAGACGGTGATAGGGTTACCGGTGAAGGACGTATTCACTACATACAAACAAGTACTGAATATAAGACAATTAAAGTAGTCGATAATGTTATTAAATCGACTGATACAGGCGAGACACCAGTGTTAGGTATAATTAATGAATTACTTGGAACAAGTAATATCGGATTTGCAGAAGAGCCTGCTGTTTCTACCAATCCGTTTGATGGTGGTAAAAAGACTCGCAGGAAGCGCAGGTCAAATAAAAAGAAGGGGGGCACACGCCCTCGTCGTCAGAATAAATCGACAAAGAAGGGACGTCGTTCCCAACGTAAAAAGAAGTAAATAATTTCCATGAAATAAATACATTATTTCATTGAACGTTTAGCAACCATAAAAAGTCTCTATGTAATGTAGTTATGTCGAATGCGGTAAGTATAATAGGGCGAATTGATCCAAAAATAGCAGCGATAATCGGTACAAATAAATTTACAGAGCAGTTAGCACAAAATTTGGATAAATATGTTGGTCTGAATTCAGATGATAAACAACCTCACGATATATGTAAACTCCGATTCGTTTTAGACGATAATGGAACAACAAAAACAAATTGTAAAAAAACCATGGATTCCAAGTCAACAATCGTAAAAAAAACAATGGGAGAGGTGAAAGATTTGACTCCGGCAAACATTGAAACCAAATTAAGTGAGATGTTACAAAAATTAGATAACAAAATAACAATTAAAAATCAGTATTTTATAATCGTATATCTACCACATACAGTTGAATCAAAAGGCGTTTTAAAAGGTTCCGATGTGAAAGGCACAAAAAATGGACAAATAATGCTGGTCAAATATGGTATAGATGCGAAAAAACCCGAATGGGTTACTATTTATAACAATGTTGATATTGAAAAAAATAAGATAATATTGGGTGAACATGATAAATATACTTTGCAAAATGGTAGATATATAAGTGATAAAATTGAGAATGCAAACACTGCTAGACAAGCTGCTGTGAATGACGCGGAGGATAAGGCGAAGAAGGACGCTGGTGATAAGGATAAGAAGGATGCGGAGGATAAGAAGGATGCGGATGATAAGGCGAAGAAGGATGCGGATGATAAGGCGAAGAAGGATGCGGATGATAAGGATAAGAAGGATGCGGATGATAAGGCGAAGAAGGATGCGGATGATAAGGCGAAGAAGGATGCGGATGATAAGGCGAAGAAGGACGTTGAGGATAAGGCGAAGAAGGACGCGATGTATGTAATAAACGTAGCACCGTCGATAAGACTTAGAGATAATTTGAAAGCCCTGACGAAACAACAACAGGAGGAGAGAGAAAGATTGAATACAAAAAATCGCACAATGTGGACAACGCAATCGTCAAAGTTTATACAGACAGCTGCAACAGATGATAATGCGAAGACGAAACATGCGCAAACGAAGAATAATAATACAGTATTAGCGAAGACGGAACATGCGCCAACGAAGAAGAATAATAATAATGCAGTATTAGCGAAGACGGAACACGCGCCAACGAAGAATAATACGGAGACGGATGATGCGAAGAAAAAACGGAGACTGAAATCGAGTCAAGTGCAAAACAAAATTTATAGGGAGGTTGCGGGTGAGAATGCACGGAAGACACAGAAGGAGAAGAATGCACAGAAGACACAGAAGGATAAGGAGGATAATGCACGGAAGACACAGAAGAAGGATAAGGAGGATAAGGAGGATAATGCACGGAAGAAGACGAGGAAGGATGCAAATAGGGAGCGGGCAGCCGCATATCTACGGGAAATAAAAGAAGAACAACGCGAAGATACTACACAAAACATCAAGGATTTATTTAAACATCAGTATGAAGATATTGTTAAAAATGAAACGAAACGAAATAATTTCGACAGGGCGATTGGTAGATTTATTGGCGATTCAGTCGAATACAAAAAATATAAAGCATCCCAAATATTGTTAATGCAACATTTTATAGGTCGTTATAACAAGATACACGATGAAAAACTAGACGAGTATGACGATACAAAACAAAGTTCTATTAAAAACACGATAAAACCTCATTTGGTGAAAATATTAAAACAGACTGATCCGACATTTTTAAGCAACTCTGGTGGAAAATCTACCCGTAAAAAGCGGTCTAAATCTACACTAAAAAAGGGTGGTCGTGGTAAACCGATGACTGTAAAAAAGAATAACAAGGGCGCATCTAAAACGAGACGTTTCGGTCGAAAAAATAGATGATTTTGATACCAATCTATTCAATGAAATAATCACATTATTTGATTGAATGTTTATTCTTCTTGGACAAACTGGTCTTTCGATATAATCTGATCCAAAATGGTGTTTATTGTCTTGGTTACAGTTTGTTTCAGAAGGTCATTCTCTTTCTTCACGTCATTCGCATCTTTATTTGGGACATATTCAGCATAAGTATCTTTCAAATGAAGGTTGTCCCAATGAATATCTGTCGCGGAAAATCCTCCTCGAACCTTCATATTATCTGATAAAATAATGCTATTTAATAAACTATTTGTATCAAACGCATCGGACGGACCAATCGTCTTGACCGAGTGAGTTAACCAACAAAGGGCTTTAAGCTGATTTAAGAGCGAACAATATACAAAATCAATATTACGTGCGACAGGGTATATTGATTGTATTTTAGGAATACCATCTTTATGAATGAAATAAGCACATGTTCCCCATTGCCGCATCATATTATATACATTATCCCCAATTTTGTTATATTTACGTTGGTTATTACGGAACCGTTTATGTGAATATGATTGAATATAATGCGAACCACAACTATCTGCAGCACCAAGTGTATACCCAACGTCCTTTAGAAATAATGGGCTATAAATAACCGTATCGTCTTCCAGCACCAAATTCCAATCAGTCGGACTATTCTGTTGTATCTCTTCTAGGAGCAATTGATGAGATAGATTACAACCTAATTTACCCGGGCATTTTTTGACGGATTGTATATATTCAGGTGTACAATATTTTTGGTCAATCGCCATATTGGAATATTTATCAAATTGTGAAACTGTGTCGATGGCTACAAATAGTTTCGTTGGAATTGTGTTATTAATATGATTAAAATTCGCAACCCGTTCTTTGTTCGGTGTATATACAATCATCCATGTAGTATATCGAGGGTTCGACATATTCATTTATAACTACTCTTAACTACGATAATAAATAAGCAAGACGAACGAAATTTTTTTATCTAAATAATGTAAAATGTCGACTGAAACAAAACAAATCAATATCGTTGGTATAGAATATGACGAGAATGACGGTCGTATCACAAAATGTTCTTTATCTATTGGAGAAAAAAATCACGAAGTAAAGTGGACAAATGGTCGATATATGGTATCGGATGGAGGATCTGCTTCTAGTTCTTCTACTACTACCGCTGCTTCTAGTTCTACAACAACTACTACTACAACTCCTGCTTCTAGTTCTTCTACTACCGCTGCTTCTAATTCTTCTACAACTCCTGCTGCTGGTCAGGGTCAGGGTAAAACACATTTGGGGGGCACATTCAATAATAATGCTGAACTGACCGAACAACTAAAAAATATATTAAGTGCAGGGGGTAGCAAATTTGAAGTATTATAATAAAAGCGATTACATTCCGATACTAGATTGAGACTGAGAATTCACGGTAAACTTTTGAAGGAACGATTCCGCTTCATAAAGCCAGTTTCGCATTTTACCCTGAAGAACTGATACTTCTACGTCATCATTAACGTCCAATTTCAATACTTTGGTTTCTGTATGTTCAATCCATTGGGTGTGATATTGATGGCATTTCTGCAAATAATCGAGAGCAATACTAGATTCACCATCGCGAGAACGTTTCGCAACACGCTGGTAACATACATCGGGTTCAGCTTCGACATAAATCATCCCATCCAATGTAAAATTCCCTTCATATTCTGAAAAGTAACGCTCATAAATCTCATACATCACATCATCAATGAGACCATCACTGTGTAACATTTTAGCAAAGATATGCTTATCTGCATCAAGCGAACGTTCACAAATAATACCAACACAATCGGGGTTCTCGCGTAAAACTCGCTTCAGTTCATGAAGACGAGTCGTATACGCCATAATTTGGAACGCAAATGCATATTTATCGGGATTTTCATAAAACTTCGCCAAAATAGTCTGACCATTTTGGTCACAAATTTGTTCCCATATATGAACCGGTTCTCGTAAGAACACCCATCCAGATTGTTTGCCTAAATGCATTTCCAGATTTTCCAGAAAGGTCGATTTACCTGCGCCGATGTTACCCTCGAGAGAAACAATGAGTGGTCGAGACATGGTAATATAATATAATATATATCTAAGTTATTATATCATATAACTAACCAACTAGCTAGTTTCAATTTTATTACTTACGACGAGAAGCGGTCTTGCGTTTGCGGGTGGACCCACTCTTGCCTTTGCGTTTGCGTCCAGTAACTGCGCGCTTTGCTTTGCGTGCAACCTTTTTAACCATACCGGTTCCCTTACGCACAGTCTTTCTAACAAGACCAGTTCCCTTGCTAGCTGTATCGGAAATCACCCCACTACCCTTCTTGTAAATCTTCTTTGCGTCGATAAGAGCATTCTTAAATTGGTAAGATTTGTTTGTTTTGCGGTTCATGTGAAACGTCTTCTTAACAGCGTCAGTCCAAGCGGTCATTGTATAATAATAGTAGAGAAAAAAATAATAATATACAATATTCGCAACGCATCTAATTGAAGAAACCGGTAATTGTCTGCATCCCAGTCCGTGCGTGCTCGATTTTCGTAAGGAATTTATCAAATAATAACGTTTTTATTTTCTGTGAACAATATTTCTCCTTTTTCTTCATAAAAGATTCCATATCCGGGTTTTCAGATTCAATGCGTATCACATCTTTGCGATACGTCTTTATAGCGGACGTTTTGCGCTGATGTTCCCATATTGGCTCTAGGGCGAGTCCGAACAATTGTTGCAATGGCTTCATAAGTTGGTTCGTAATATAATGTGTGTAGTCGATTTGTAGGTTATTTTCCAAAATATATTCGGGAGTTTCGATTTTGTCCCCCATAAGCGCTTTTTTCTGATTATTCACAACAAATACAAATTTCATGCGATCGCCTGGTTTTGGTCGATTACCTGGGTCACGCTTACCGATACGTTCGGCAAGAACCCAATGTCCAATTTGTAGCGGATTTTTGTAATCACTTCGCAAAGCCTTTGTAATTGCGAGTTTTTCCATAGGAACGGTTCCGGCGATAAGATTATCAAGAGAACGATATAAGAAGTCAATTGCCTTTTGGATATCATTCTCCTTCATCAATATATTCAATATACCACCATATGTGTCCTTCAGATAATCACACGAATCGCGACGTTTCAGAGACAAACCCATGTATTTCATTTCGCCTTTATTCGCATCCTCTTCATACAACATTCCAACGTAGCGCTTCTTTGAAAGCAGAATAAACGGCATGAGCGTCTTTTCATATTCTAGACATTGTGGTGCTTTCAAGAATTGTGAGCAAAGTGCACCTACATCTTGTCCTATCTCAATCGTCATTTCTAAAGCCGGTTTACCGCGTATTTTAGCACCGGTCTTAGGGTCTTCCAAATTCATGGTGAAGAACACACTGTCTGTATCGCCATATATATATTCGGCATTGCATCTTACAAGCCCACCACATTTGGTATCATATAGACGATTCTTGTAGACTTCTTCAATCACACGTTTAGCATAGGTAAGCATCATACGTCCCGTCGCAGTAGTTGAGGCAGCAACATCTTGTTCATAAAAGGTTGATGTGCGTGCGCCACATTGACCATATAACGAATTAGCAGTTACCTTATAACCGAGTTGACGTTTATCCAAAATGTTCTTCATGAATGGGTCGGATTCAGTCTTGATTTTATTACGGGTTGACTTTCGCGCCTTCAGCAATTCTTCCAAAATAGCGGGCATAATAGATTTTTGGTCAGCCGGGAGTTGTGCCCACCTGCACGTTTTTTTACCAGATATCACTTTATCTGCCCGAGAGGTGGGTGTTTTGCGAACCGTCCTATATGTGTCGAAATCAATGTCGATATATTGAT